CTGCTGGAACAGGAACAACTGGGTTTGCTAATAACCACCAACTTATATTTGCAATAGTATCTAGTGGTTTAGTTGGTGCGACAGGATTGACTGGAGCAACTGGTTTAAATGGAGCCACAGGTGCAACTGGTTCAACTCCTGCAAATATTGTTCTTTCAGACACGACTGCGGCTCAAGGCGGGACTCAACTGCTTAACATGGTGCAAATCACTCAAGGGGCATACAACGCAATTGGCACTCCAACCCCTAACACGCTTTACATCATCGTCGGATGAAATTAACCGATTCCAATGCGGGAGAAGTGGGAACTAGCAATGTAACTGCAATTGCGTCTGCAACTGCGGCGTTTCGTCAGATTTTGTGTTACGCCGCGACAACTATTTCGCAAGCGATTACTGGTGCAATAGGGCTAATTAAGAACGGGGCTGGTCAATTAACTCTATCTGGAGTCTGCAACTATACTGGGGCGACTCAAATCAACGCTGGAACGCTTGAAGTTACAAACGCATCAACTCTCAACGGAGTAATTAGCGGATCAGGAACATTAAGAAAAACTGGAACGGCAGTTTTAACAATAAACGGAAATAATACCTACTCTGGGGGGACATCGTTTGTTTCGGGAGGGTTATCTGGACTGATAGAATACAGCTCAAACAATGCTTTTGGGACAGGACTCTTTACTCTCTCGAACGCCGCAGGACGAATTGATTCGGGGGGTAGTGTAACCCTACCTAATGACTTTCAATTAAATACTGCACTTCAGATTCGCACTCTTGGAGGAAACACAATAACTTTTACTGGCAATATTGCAGGGACTGGAAATGTCAGTAAAACAGGAAATGGGACTATTGTCCTGTCGGGAACATTAACCTACACAGGGCAAACAATTATTACAACGGGTTTTTTGCGAGCGTTCAAAACAACTGGAGCATCAACCGCGACCGCAACATTTAGCTCGACTGGCTCATTCATTGCTGTTTCGTTCAATGTTTCTCCTCCATCTGGAACGACAACATTTCGATTTTTCCAAGGGTCAACATCAGGCACTTGGGGCGTAGGGACACTTACAGGAGTTCCTGCTGGAACAACGGCAACTTATAATTCGGCTACCTCAACCCTCTCTGTAACAGTCCCATGATAATTACTCCAAGTGCAAATGGTTGGTCATACGACGATTCTGTAGGAAAATGGAAATTGGCATATGAAGAGAAAACCATTATTTTCTACCAACAAACAGACCAATCAATTGCCACGCCACAAACATTATTTGCAGGGACTCACGAAGAATGCGAAATACACATATCCCAACTGGGTTTACATTTCCCAGAAACCGAGGAAACAGAATGAACGACAACTCGTTTAACGCCAGTATGACAGGTATGCTTGCAACATCCACATCAATTGCTATTTCCTACTTGCCAGAAATTGAACAATGGTTGAGATTAGCATCTCTTTGCATGGGTATTTTAGTAGGAGCGGGATCTCTTGCTATAATAATTAAAAATTGGAGCAAAAGAAGTTCTTAATAAATAATGTTATTTAAAAATACATCTTGTTATAAATACTGTATTGTTTTTATAACGCTTTTACTTAGTGGTTGCATCTCAATTCCTATCCCTCCCAATGGAGAGAATGCTGGATCACTAGGATATTTGACTTTGACATTTGGTTATAAATTCCCTAAGATGAATACTGAAATATATAACTCACCAACAATTAGAGATAAATAATATGAAAATTCTTAACGTAATTCTTGATCACCTTAGCCAGAATTCTACATGGAGGGGTTTACTTTTAATAGCTACAGCAGTAGGAGTTAAGTTGAATCCAGAACTTCAGAATCAAATCATTACAACTGGTCTATCCGCAGTAGGATTGATTAACGTAATTCGTAAAGGTAAATGAGTTCAATTCTCCCCAAAGGGAAACCGCAACAAAAGCGAGAAGAATCAGAAGCTATTCTGACAAAGTTTTCTGTTAGCGATAATGTTTCCTTACTTGGTATCCGTGGATATTACTTAGATACCATGGGTAAAAATGGAGAAAATGACAGAGGATTATACGATGACGCTATTTTTGTTATCTCTCCTGACGCATATGTTTCATTCAATGCTAACACAGATCCTTCGATTTTCAGAAAAGGAATAGCTACACTAAAGGCTGGAGTTCACAGGTTCAAGAAGGGCAAACATGGTTTATCTAAACCAGGTGGTGGTTATCCAGCGTTACGTGCAGCTAACGCAAATGAAGAGTTGCCAGTGACTAGAGATGGAGAAGGCGACTCACTTGGTATTGCTATCAATATTCATAAGGGGGGATACGGAACTACAAGTTCGCTAGGATGCCAAACAATATATCCCGACCAATGGGATGCTTTTATTAATTTAGTTTATACTGAGATGGATAGGTATAAACAGAAAACAATTCCATATTTACTAATAGAAAAATAAAACTATGACACCAGAAGAACAAAAGCGCAGGGGACTCAGTGATGAAGATGTGAAATTTATTGAGCAAAGAGAGCTTGGTAAAAAAAATAAAGCTAAACGTGAAAGTGGTTTTTATGACAAGCCAATGTATCAAAGCCCCAAGCCAATGTATCAAAGCTCCAATTCAACTGATCCATTAGGGAGAAATCTAACTGAAGCTGAAAAATTCGCTAAGGGATTTAAAGGTGGAGCGAAATAAAACAATGCGTTTCATATAATCATGTCAAACACTGATACTCTTGAAAAAGAAATCCAATTATTAAAGGCAGCATTAAATCAATGCCTTAAAGCTAGACAGATTTCTCACGTTAAAAAAATCATTAAAGAAGTAATGAAGTGAAAACAAAAACTGCCACAATTCCTATTCGTAGTGAAAAGTGGAAAGTTTTCTTTAAGCCTCCACCTAAAGTGGCAGATGGAGCTATTGGTTTTTGCATATTTGATCAGAGAAGAATCTACGTTACTCCAGACGAAGATTGCCTTGGAACAATGATCCATGAATTGCTTCACGCTTTATTCCCGCAGCTTAATGAGGATGCAATAGTGGAAGCTGAAACAGTGTTAATGCTTGGGTTATCCAAGTTCCCGCAAGAGTATTTACTTGACGAAGATGGAGGTATTGAACTATGAGCTTAAGATACGAACAACATCACTCACTTAAAAAGACGCAAAGTTTTTTACGTGATCTAATGTCTACAGACACAAGACCAAAAACTGTAAAAGAATTAAAAGCTAGAGCTTATTCATGCTTGCGACACTTTCCACACCTAAAAGAAAATGGTGAACCAATGTTTTCGCAAGACGGTTTCTCAGATGAAACAAAATAAAACTAAAAGAAAACCAATCGGCGCAGTAGTTATATCTGACTTGCACGTTGGATCAACAGTTGCCCTTTGGCCTCCAGATGGGGAACTGAGTAGCGGAAACGTGGTGGGATTTGGAAAGAACTATCACCAAAAATGGTTGTGGGATGTATGGCAACATACAATTAAAACTGCTTGCGAACATTTTGGGAATGATCCTTGGGTTCTTATTTGCAATGGAGACTTGATGGATGGTGTACATCACCACAACACAGAGGTTACAGCAGCTATTGAAGCTGACCACATGGAAGCATCTGTTAAATGTATCAAGTTGCTATCCGAAAAAGCACAGGAAACCTACGTTGTACGTGGAACTGAATGCCACACCAAAGAATTTGAAAAGGTAATAGCTCAAAAGTTAGGCGCAGTTTATTGTGGAGATACAAGTTTGCTTGAGATTCACGGGACATTGCTTGACGTGAAGCATCACACAACTACGTCAGGCAGGGCTTATCTTGAGGCTGGAGGAATGTCTATCGCTATGGGCAATGCTAGGTTGAACTACGCAAGAGTAGACCATCGTATCCCCAAAGTATTTATAAGGGCGCACAGGCACGTTGGTGGAGTTTACACAGATGGTTCTGCTGCAATGGTAATCACTGGAGCATATCAACTACTAACTCGATGGGGAAAAAAGGTAGTAGGAGATTCAGTTTGCCGTCCAGCATTCGCTATTCTCGATTGGAGAAACAAACCACAAAATTCATTGCCAGCTATATCACTTCCAACATATGACCCACGTCAAGAAACAATCACTATTGTCTAACAATAAAGTAATGGAGTCAGCATGGCATGCATTTTTTAACGAATGCACAAAACATACAATTGATGATTTAAAAAAAGAAGGATGGATTCCTACTTTTGAACTTTGCCAAAAACTTAAAATTAAAAAGACTGCATGCCTTGACAAGATGAAAAAAGACAAAAGGTTTGAAGGAAAGAAATTCAAAGTGATACATCTAGGATCAACACGGGAGATGTCATTCTTTAGGTTCAAGAAGTAAAAGAGAAGGGAGGGGAACAACCCCCTCCCTTCCAATGAACACATAACATAAACGCACCATCAGAACACGAAACGAATGATGCGTGGTTAATTTAACTAATTAATTAAAATAGTCAATAGGATATTGAATTTCTATTTCAGTTTTTTCTTCTTCGTAATGTTTAACTTTTTCTTGGTCTGTTTCGAGGATGATTTTCCATGGTTCGTCGCCTTCGATAATCCCGCTTCTATGGAGAAAATCGAGGCAGTCTTTAACTGATCCAGCAAAGTTGTCTGGATCGAGGGGCTTGACCCTGTGACCTGTGAATTTGATTCGCACCCTTTCCTGCAAGCCTCCCATGCTATCTTTTTTTCTTTTAGTTGGACTGCCCAATGCTGACGCTTTGTTACATTCAACGAAGGAGTCCTGTAGTTTATAGTTATCTTTATTGAGTTCATCTTTTAATTCATACTTCTTTTGCGCTATACGCCTCTCCACGATGTTTTCATAGAAAGACCCATGGTTTGCCTTCAGAAATCCATTAGAGGCATTAGGGAACATTTTACGAAGTTCAACTTCAGTCATACAAGGTATCCCATTTCCCTAGCCCACTTGCCGTTCGATTCTATTTTCATGTGGCATTGTCTGCACACAGACATGAATGTTTCGGCGTTGCACATATTCAACCCCCTGCGTTCTTTGTGATGGATGTCAGTTGCTGGAACACCACAAACTTCGCAAAACATATGTAGCATCATGTACTCTTTTCTTATCTTGGAATATTCCATGAGCTTCTTCTTGTGTTTAGAAGAAACTTTATTCATAGGTTTTTTAGACCTAAACATTCTTGTCTGCTCTTTCTTGCGCCTGACTGTCGGAATATGACAGCTTGTGGTATCTAGTTGATAACTTTGTTACGTTAGATTCAATGCATTGCTCACGAGTTAGTCCTACTGACTGACGAAACCCTTCCAAGAAGAACTCAATGTCACCAAGTTCTTCTAACACATTCTCCATGTCTAGTGGCTTGCGATAGATCGTTGACTTCTTGACTGCATCCAACAATTCTCCAGCTTCCCCGCTTAACCCAAGAGTCATGTGGATTAGGTGACACTCTGATGGAGTCAGTTCATTTTTGATTTGATCACCAGATTTCAATAGTGCTTTTACGAATTCATTATAGTTCATTTAGTTTATTTTGTATGCGCTCAACCCAGTCTAAGGAATGGATCTTTTTTGGTTTTGGTTTGTTTGCTTTCCTAACTCTCTTCACCCTGTAAATATCAGGGATTGGAGAAATATCTAATGTCATTTCATGTGTGATAAACAAGTGCTTATTCTTACATCTTTTAGTTCTTCTAACAAAACTTATACCATCGTTAGTTTCAAGCGATCTGCTTTCGATAGTTTCTAATTTTCCACTACAATTCTGACACTTCATCGAAAATATATTGACCTACATGTAGAGTCATGTCAATGTAACAGTTCAATGAACATAAAAGTAGAAGATAAACTTGCTGATTATCTCAATGACGAAGAGTCAATATTATTAGCTGATGGTTTTGATGATGCTTTCCTAGGAATAGGAAGGCAATTTGGAAAACCATTTGCGATTTATGACAAAGAAAGATGTTTGAGAATATTACAGGAAACCATGAGCGAGGAAGAAGCTATTGAATATTTTTCTTTCAATGTAGAGGGGGCTTATGTTGGTGAAAAGACACCAATATTTTTGGAATTTTTATAATGGAAATAAAAAAAGTAAATCCACCTGATCTTGCAGCGTGGATCAATATTGGGAACGCCAATTCAGACATAACACTTGCTAAATCTTCATATGAAAAAAAAGATTATGTGGACTGTTGCATGTGGATTGACATGGCAATCGTGGAATTAATGAACGCTTACGCTAGAATAAAAAAAGACAACAACATACAATGAAACATACATATCACATACTCGGATTACCACATACTGTTACAAGTAAAGAGTTTAACGCATGCGCTTATACTCAAAAAGTTTGGAAGTTTGCAAAAATGGCTACAGCAAATGGTCACAATGTAATACATTACGGACATGAAGACTCAGATCCAATCTGTGCTGAACACGTTCCAGTATTAACGAACGATGACTTTATGCGTGTCTATGGAACGCATGATTGGAAGAGTAAATTTTTTACGTACAATACTCAGGACGATGCCTATCAAACCTTCTATAAAAACGCTATTCGTGAGATAGGTTTTAGAAAGAAAAAGTATGACTTTATTCTTCCATTTTGGGGCAGCGGAGTACGACCTATATGCGATGCACATCAAGACCTTATAACAGTTGAACCAGGAATTGGGTATGCGGGGGGTCACTGGGCGCGATGGAAGGTGTGGGAATCCTATGCAATTTACCATGCTTATTGTGGCATGAAAAATGTTGGAACGTGCCAGCAAGATTGGTACGATGTTGTTATTCCGAACTACTTTGAAGTAGAAGATTTCGACTTCAACGCTAAGAAAGAAGATTACTTTTTATATTTGGGCAGGGTGTACAATGGCAAAGGAGTTGATGTAGCTATTCAAGCGACTGAAAAAGCTGGAGTTAAACTTGTTATCGCTGGACAAAAAGAAGAAGGATACAAACTTCCTGACCATGTTGAGTATGTTGGTTACGCAAATGTAGCAACTAGGAAGAAACTAATGGCAAATGCTAAGGCATCGTTCTTGCCTTCGATGTATGTTGAGCCATTTGGTGGAGTTCAAATTGAAAACTTATTGTCTGGTACTCCTACAATAACCACCGATTGGGGATCGTTTGCGGAAAATAACCTACATGGAGTAACAGGATTTAGGTGTCGGACTATGGGTGATTTTGTGGATGCGGTCGAAAACATCGACCAGATTAAGCCAGAGAATTGCAGGAAATGGGGAGAAAACTTTTCGCTTGAGAATGTTTGGCCTAGATATGAAAAGTATTTCGAGGACGTGCTAGATGTATATCAAGACAAGGGATGGTATGCAGACGGGAATAACATTAACGCAATGAGTATGGAGTATCCAAGTAAATGAAACGAATAATTGATGTCGGTTGTGGTCCAGCAATCTACGTGAAGGCACTGCGAGATTGTGGATTTATCGTAGATGGCATTGATCCTGACCCATTGTGTCCTGAAAAGGTTGTTAGCATGTTTGATTACTCTGTTGAGGAAAGATATGACATGGCACTTTGCTTGGAGGTTGCGGAACATATCGACCCATATGAAGCGGATTATGTGGTTGATAAGCTGATAGAATTAGCTCCAGTCATTATGTTTTCTGCGGCACTTCCAGGGCAAGGTGGTCATGGGCATATCAACTGCCAACCCAAAGAGTATTGGGAGCATAAATTCGGATGCAGGAATTATGTTCTCGATAAAGTAATGACTGAGAAGTTCCGTGACTTTATGCGTCAAGGCTACCACATGGGATGGTTGCTAAATAACATTCAGATATTCCGTGCATATGGTGATGTGTGCTATGAGTCCATCATAAAAGAAGAAACTCCACAGGCTATTCGTGTGGCAGAGTGGGTGAGCAAAAATATAAATCAGCTATGCAAGTAAAACTGATAAGCGTCACCAAACCCTGTGTAGAAGGAATCAACACAGCAGAGGAGCTTGTAGCTTATTGTGCGAGGGTTTCAAATCCAAGTAACCAACTCAATACTTCAACATCATCAAAGTTGTTGAGGTATTGTGCCGACCACCATCATTGGTCAATCTTTGAGATGGTAAATATGTGCTGTGAAATCAAGACAAGTAGAGCTATAGCCGCACAGATTCTACGTCACAGGTCGTTTTCATTTCAAGAATTCAGTCAAAGGTACTCATCGGTAACTGAACTTGAGCCAATTGAATTGCGCCGTCAGGGTAAAACAAATCGTCAGGTTGGTGATGAAGACTTTGATTTAGCTCCAGAGGACAGAGCTTGGATGTATCAACTACAACATGAGTCACAATTGTTGTACAATAAACTAATAGACTCTGGTGTTGCCCGTGAATCGGCAAGATTTATCCTGCCTCTCAACACGCAGACCACCTTGTATATGTCTGGAACTATTCGCTCATGGATAACCTACCTCCAGCTTCGCAGTAATCAAGACACACAGAAGGAACACAGAGACATTGCTGAAGCATTAAAGGTGATATTCAAAAAAGAATTCCCAGCTATCTACGATGCTTTATTTTGACATCTGATTCTTATGTGATATAAAAAATACATCCACAAGGATTGTCGTTTAGAACCGACATAGAAAATATTTTACCCTGCCTCATGCCTATGCTGTTAGCTAGGAGTTCTACGTGAGGTGGGGATTTTTTTTAATTATGAAATTCAAAGTTGAACATGGTGAATCATTCGTTGGTGGATCAATCGAAGATCACCTTATTGGCATTACAAAACCATCCATAGATAGAATGCTGCGGATGGAGAATCCATCGGACGTAATAGCCCTTTACACGTTCTATTGCTACACAAGAAAGTGGCAACACAACAATGCCGTGTACGCTACAAGCGACTATGCAATGACGGCACTCGATTGGGGGCGCGACAAGTTCGCAAAAGCAAAGAATCAACTCAAAGATGCGGGGTTTATCGAGGACATTCAACGCAAAGATTCAACAGGCAAGGTTGTTGGTTGGTATGTTGGTGTTAAGTTTGTGCAGAACCACCCTACGGATTTTCCACAGGGTGGATCGACCACAGTGTGGGAAAACCCCATACAAATACCTAGTACTGGTATTAAAATACCTAATACTAATAATAAAATACATCCGTTAGCTGAAGACTTTGAAAAATTCTGGAACGCTTACCCCAAAAAAGTATCGAAAGAACAAGCTAGGAGAGCATTCTATAAATCTAAACCAAACATGAGTGTAATCATTCCTGCTCTTGAGAAATTCAAGGTTTGCCAGCAGTGGCAGGATAAACAATATATCCCGAACCCCGATACATGGATTCGCAACCAACGATGGGATGACGAGATTATTGTCGAACAAGCGAAGAAAGAATTTACACCTAATCAAACTACAGACAAAAAGAATCCCATGTGGAAGCAAATTAAAGATGCTGGCGAGGAGCAAGAGTGTATTGAGTGGTTGAAAGAAAATACTAACTCATCAACATACGAATTACGTTGCGTTGAAGAAAGACACTTGCTAGAATTTAGGAATCGGGTATTCGAGTTTTAACATGAACACTAAAACAAAAGCTAAGTTCGCAATGCTAATTGCATTCGTTATCATAGTGCTTGGATACTCATTCGTTGGGTATCTGATCGCAGTAAAATAAAATTATGCTACACATAGAACCGCAAGACGGCACAGAGTTTTATTTCCTGTGCGAAGACGGAGAGATTTACGGACCATTCAACTCGCTTCAAGCAATGGAAGAACTCTTCAAAAAAGAATCAGAGATCTTCCTAGATGAAGATACGGGTGAATCGAACATCGTAATTCTAAAAAAGATTTCGTCAGCAGTAGTAAAAAAAGAAACGTCAGTAACAATAACACAAAAAACATGAACACATCAGGACATTGGTATGATAGGAACGGAGAAGCAAAGCACACAATCGTTGGAAAGAATGGGAAGATCCGTTCAACAACATTGCGCGATGCAAGAAGTGAGGGATGGTATCCTTCGGTGACAACAATAATGAAGGTGCTTGCAGCACCAGAATTGGACAAATGGAAGCAACAACAAGTATTGCTCGCAAGCATGACACTACCTCGCCAAGCAGATGAGGATGATGAATCATATATGTCTCGCATCATGCAAGACGCATTCAAGCAAGTTGACGATGCGGCTGACCTCGGAACACAGATTCACGCAGCATTGGAGGCACACTTCCAAGGACTGCAATACGCTCCAGAGATGGAAAGCTACGTAGCTCCAGTGAAAAAGTGGGCAGAACATAATCGCATTAAATTTTTGCAGCATGAATTGCGATTGGTTAATCACGAAGTTGGTTACGCTGGAACAACGGATGCGTTAATTGAGAAAGATGGAGTTCTTCATATCCTCGACTACAAATCCCGCAAAACAAAATCGGAGTATGAAATCAAGCCATGGTCAAAAGAACCAATGCAGATCAGTGCTTACGCTTCTATCGTGGGAGCAAAACGTGGTTGCAATCTTTACATTTCAACAACAGAACCTGGACGCATTGGTGAAGCGTGGTATGACGAAGCGACCCTAGAAAAAGAATACAATGCATTCCAGCACGTTTCCGCCTATTGGCAGCATTCAAACAATTATGTGCCTCCTAAAAAATAGTGCTTGCATTCCATTAAAAAAAATTTAATACTAAAAATTCAATGAACACACACTCAGATGACATCAGCGAATTAGCGGTTGCTCTTGCAAAAGCGCAAGCCGAAAACGGAATCGTAATCAAGGATGCAGCTAATCCTTTTTTTAAATCGAAGTACGCTACGCTTGCTTCAGTTTGGGAGGCAGTTCGTCCTGCATTAACTAAACATGGACTATCAATCGTGCAGATGCCGTCTCACGATGAGCATGGCTACTATGTTGAAACAATGATGATCCATGGAAGCGGACAATGGATTAAGAATAGGACATACATGAAGGTAGTGAAAGACGATCCTCAAGGAGTTGGTAGTTTGATTTCTTACGCTCGCAGATATGCACTCCAAGCAATGACCATGATTTGTCCAGAGGATGACGATGGTGAAGTCGCAATGGGCAGGACACAAAATGTCCAACAACATAAGCCAACATTCACAAAAGCCGAACCAGAAATTAAGGTTGCGAAGAAAGAAGAACCTAAACCAGTCAAACAAGAAGAACCTAAAGTTGAATCGGGGACTTCCAAGTTCAATGGTCCTTCACACCAAGAGTTATTCCAAGCTCTAATGAAGGCAGGACATACCCAAGACGATTTCATGGCAGCTATGCGCCATTCTGGAGCGATTCCAGCGGCAGCTAAAGACTACTTCGCTATGAAAGAAGGAACAGCAGATAAGTTTCTAAAAGAATTAGAAAAAACAACCAACGTAATTATAGAATGGAAAGCATTAGTTAAATAATATGGAGTACGATAATACAAATCGCGGCGTTTTGTTTACGAACAAAAAGAAAAATGAAAAGCAACCAGACTTTACTGGTCAAATCAACATCGAAGGAAAAGAGTGGGAGATTTCGGGCTGGAAAAAAACTTCAGCTAAAGGAACTGAATTCACTTCTCTCTCAGTTCGTGAACCATACGTAAAAGAAGCAAAAGCATCTGAAACAAAAGATGATATTCCTTGGTAATATGGATGAGCCAAATGGAATGGTTTCAAATAGCACTAATCGTGACGATGTTGATGATGATTTTGCTGATGAAAAGGTAAAAGTTTGTCGCATCGACGATCCCGAATGTGAATCATGTCAGTAATCAAAGACCCAGACCTAGACTCGCACCACCTTGGAGTCATTGTAACAAAACAAATCATGCGCGAAGTAGAGAAAAGCGCAAAGCTGAATTACAGGACTGCTTCGATGCAAGCTAGGTTGGTTATTGAATTATGGTTACGCGAAGCATGCGGGGTTAAGCTAAAGACCCCGCCATGCAAACCAATCTATGAAGACATAAAGATAAATTGGGCAGAGGTAAACGATTTCCAATAACATTGGCATGATAAATGCTATGTAAATCTCCGAATGAAAACAGAACATAAACTACGTGGTCAATTTAAAACGCCAAGTGGCATGATGGACAGGATGCAATTTGCAGAAATGCTTGCAGCCAAACATAAAACAGACGTTAAAACTGCACTAACTCTAATCAAAGTTTGCGAGAAAGAGGATGAGATCGAAGAGGACTCTCCTACAAATCACTACGCTTTGTTAGAGGAAGCGTGTCACATTATCGAATTTACGGATGGAAATGTGGATGAGTTGCCTGTTGCGATCTGCAAGCCAGAATTTGAGGTGGGTTCAGATCAGTCAATCTTAGATGCTGCCATTGATACTCGCTTAGATAATGGTTACTCCAAGTTGGCTGAGAGGTATGACTTCGGTCCTCACATGACGCAGTTTAAGCCAAAGGCAGGGGTCATACCAACGCCAGAGGATTATGCTGGTGCTATCGGTATGGGAGTTGATATGTCTAGCAAGGGAATGTGGCTTGCTGGCGATGGTATCCGTCACCTTATGGCAATGGGGCATGAGAATGTATTGGCACAGATTGCGGCTAGTCTAAAGTTGTCCTACTCGCACGTTTCTAATTGGCATCGTGCCGCACAAAGAATCCCGATTCATCTTCGGCATGAGATTTCTCCAACTGTAGCTATTGAAATTGCAACTGCTAAATTTTCTGACAATGAAATCGAAAACAACAAGCAAGTTTTAGAGTTGGTCCAACAAGCAAGGGCTGAGAAGTGGTCATGCGCCGAGGCCCGTAGTCACGTTAAAATGATCAAAGGTCAGGAGCCACTAGGTAAGGTTGTTAAAAGTGATAAGTGGACTAAACATTTCGGAGGTTCAGAGCAACTCTTGATCCTCGCCATCAAACATTGCTTGTCCGCTGAAGCGAGTGAGATTGATCGTGAGTTTTTCCTTGGAAAACTGCGTGAGATTTTCCATGAGTTAAGCGATAAGACACAGGATATTCTAAATAAAATGATCGAAAAAAATGGCAGCGCATAGAAAAACCTACGAGGATTTAACGGAGAAGCAGAAGAACTACGCACTTAATCGAGTGCGTGGTATGTCTTTATCTCAATCCTACTTAAAGGCAGGGTACACGCAGATTGAAAATAAATATGCGTCAATACGAGGTGCTAAAATTGAGCAACGTCCTCACGTTAAGGAATATATCAAACATCTACGTGAGTCTGAGTGGGTTCAGAATGTTTTAACAATAGCAGAAAAGCGTTCGATGCTTGCTGATTTGGCAAGGGTAAAGCCAAATGAAGTAACAGAAGAGAGTCAGTTTGCATCCATCACCATTGATGGAGAAGGTAACAGGAGCATACAGGGGCCAAAGATTTCCGATAAGCTCAAAGCTATCGAGCTAGATGCAAAGATTGCAGGGGAGTTGCGTGAATCTGATGACAAGAATCAAGTTCTAATCCAACTTATCGACGATAGGTTGACCATTGATTCTCCGAAACAAAACCTCTTAGAGCAATGAAATACACAAAAATCGGTGCATTACAAACCCACCGATACATATGGGTTGATAGCCAATACACCCACGAAAATCCAATAGGCCCAGTAGAGGCAATGTGGGTTGGTTTGACATCGATACCATCGAGAGTGTGGGGAATCAATGTGATCTTGAGGGATGGAGGAGCATTGTATCGTAACGTGCCACCTCATGCAATTAGGTTTCAAAAGGATTCGATTAACTGGAATGTTCAAGATTCGCAACTATGGAATTGCTATTCATATAACTTTGCGGTTTTACAAAACCCAATCCTTGCTGGACTACCAGTTACGACAAAGATTAAAGACAAGATATTTTCTGGAACGTATTTGTTTTCCACAACTCATTTGCAAGATGGTTGGTCAGACTCTCCAGAGCAAGATAAAGAGTTTATATTTATCCAGTTGTCGAATGGAAGGCTAACCATTCAGCCAACCAACAGGGTTGCATTCATTGACTTGTCATTTACCAATAGCAATCTTCCAAAACTAAAACTGCATGATACTATATACTCATGCGAGTAATAAAAAAGGGAGCATGATTTCTCATGCCGCCTTTAAGTTGGGTTTTTAATATTCGCAATCAGGTTCTATTCCTTGGTCCATGTCTCGCCTAGCGCACCTGTAATTGTGTTCCTCCTCTCGTTGTTCCCGCATTTCATCATCGTATTTTCCGTAGTCGTACTCTTCTTCGTATGGCATATTAGTTTAGTTTGAATGTGTATAGTTCCATTATTTGCATATATGCTTGCTTCATTGTGAGTTTCCAGATGTCTCCAACTGGAATGTTGTATTTACTTTTTAGTAAAGCAAGAAGTTGTAACTGATTCTTAGTTGCTGGTTTTGTGCTGTTTAGTTGGAACATTTTCATAATAAAAAAGATATTATCTTATCCCATAATGTCGTGTGTTTTTTAGTTGTAGCAAGTCTGAAATAGACTGCTGGTGTCCACAAGGGACGATCCCCTTCGTAGTTTCGTGCGTATGTTTTGTTATGTGTTTTCATTAGTATGCTGTTAGTAGTTTTTCTGCTGCTGCTTTAACTCCTGCGTCCTCCTTGCGGTGGCACAGAATTAAACTCCATGCAAAGCGTGTCAGCTTTGGCTTTAAAACGGAAGCTGTCATCTCTACGCCTCCGTTGGCTACCATAGTTCCATCTTCGTAAAACTCCACGTCTAGCTTGTGACCAGATCGGGTTGGTAATCGCAGTTTTATCATCGTGCTAGGTGTTCAAAGTTAAGTTGGCACACATAGGACATTGGTTGGTTGCATTGCATGCTTATCCCAATGCCTACGCATGAAACTATTGTCTCATGTATGAAGAAAAATACCCTAATTAACATATGTGTAATCTCGTTATTCATAATGCTTTGACTATATTTCCTTCCATCTTTAAACCTTGTGCTTTCATAAATGCGGCAACGCACTTTTCAACTACGTCTTCGTTATCTACATTGTCGATGACATATCTTAATGCTTCCATCATTGCTGGAGCGGCACATATTAGTCGTGCATTTTTTCTTCGTGTATCGTCATCCAGACCTACCATTTCGCAAATGTCTGAAGTCGCTTGCGTGTCGTTGGCATCGTAGATGAATTTCTGTCCATCACATTGCCAGTTTTGTTGTGTGTTCATATTAGTATCCAAATCCTTCCTGTGCTTCGATAATATCTGTGGCTGATGCAAGTATCTCTGAGGCTAGTTTTAATTCTCCCCAATAGCTTTGATGTTTTATGTATCTGAACAGGCAATCGAATGGATCTCGCTGAGATTTTATGTAGGAGATTGCTCCATCTACCGAGGTGAACGTCTTGTCCACATCGAATTCTGATTGTGAAGGCAATATCTGTGCGGTTCCATATACATATTGCATATTTGAATTGATCTCTGGTTGGAATACATGAGGAATGGAATCCATTGCAAGGGACTCAGCTTCTTCCAATGTATCCGCTTTTACTGATACTTCAACTAAGCGTGTTTGTTCTATTGTTATTTTGTGTGTGTTCATATTGTTGTAAGTGTGTTAATTGTAATAGTCTACGTCTTGTTTCTTGTCTTCTCTGACCACTCGATATGAGGAGGTTCCTTCTGATAGCTCCTCGCACATATCGTTGATTTCGTCTCTTGCATCTTGCTTGGAGTCAAACAAGAGCGTTTCGTAATCTCCTCCTTCACTCTCTTTCATGTCGCCCCATTGGTTGAGGGCATTTACCATTTGGATTTTGTATTTCATTTTCATTAAATTACTCCCATTTTTTTTAGAATGTCTCTTGCATCATCCAAGGTAACAAAATCACCAATGCATTCTGCTCCATGATCTTTTTGTCTTCCATATATTGTATAAAAAACTGATCCAATTATGTTTTCTTTATTGCTGTCTGACATAAATGGTTCTGTAAATGTGTTTCCATTTGCATCTTTGTAATCGGCACAAGACATTATTTCATAGTGACTAAACATTTCTTTTTCTTTATTAAAGAAAGGATTTGGATATATTTCTAGTGTGTTCATGTTAATAGTGTTTGATGATTTCGTCGATTTCCTGCTCTAGTTTCGTAGCATCTATCGTGCCAATGAGTTTTGATATGTCTTTTGCTACGGAATCTGCCATGTTTGTGTTGAGAAATAGCAAGGCGTAGCGGATGATCTTGTATTCCCTATCAATTTTCTCTTCGATTTGTTTTAATTTGTTTGTTTTCATTTTTTTGTGTATTTTCCTGCTAAGTTTAACTCCACAAGGATTACTGAGATTAAATCAACCCAATTTAGTCCAAAGTGTTCTGCCATCTGGTCTTCATAATATTCAGTTAAAAAATACTCCCTGTCTGCGCCTTTAATTTCTCCATACTTTGACACATCATCGACGATGTATTTATAAACCTTGCCATGATCCTCAAAGCTCAATTTTATGAGCGTTAACCCTGCAATGTTGAATAATATTGTGTTACGTTTATCGTGTTTCATATATTACATTACGATTAAATTATTTTTTAGGAAATCATCCGAAAATCCCATTTTAGAAAGTCTATTTTTCATAGACTCTCCTAGTTGACGTGTCCATTCGTTGTGGGCGGCATTGTTTGCATTACGTTGGCTTGTGAATGGCCCGAAGTCTTGCCGAAGCTCGTCCTCTTGGTGAATTGATACGTAGATACCTTCAGGTGTTGGGAAGGTATGGTAATCGTGTTTATTTTTCATGGTTTTCATTGTGTTATTTCCTCGTCTGTTGTTACGCCTTGGCAATCGTTGCAAAATGCTTTTCCTAAATCTTCTAGTTGGAACTTCTGCTTTTCTTTATTCCATGCCATAATCGAATCGAACCAAATGTTTTCCGATTTGCAATGTGAGCAAACATATGTTTTGTTTTGTGTTTTGCGTTCTAATTCATCTAATTCATCTATAGCTTCCTGTGCTTCATTTATAGCTTCCTGTATCGTTCCATCCTCATCATTGAAAAGCCCTTGCATTTGTTCTGTTTGATACAATAGATTCTTGAGTATTGGCTTTAATATGTTCATAATGTTTTACTTTTTATTTTGTTTTCCCCAAAAATGGACAGCCATTTTGCAAGTGTCGTTTTGATTGTTAGTTTTCATAGTGTGTTTTATGTTGTGTGTTATTGTTAAACAATTTCCAATGCTTTTTGAATATCGCGCTTGAGCATCATTCTAATTCCGTTTGCTTTCGCATATGCGTCATTCACAATTTTGTCGGCATCTGCGACAGCTTTGTAAGTGATTTTGTCACAATGTTGGACAGCTTCTTTCCGCATGGCATCACATTGTGAGCGTGTTTCGGCGATTGTAAGGGTTGGAATCATATCGGTTCGCATGAGCCATTCGACTTCTGGCAGGACAGATTTGAGCCATTCACCGCAATAGCTGTCTGAGCCTAATTTTTGGACGCAATCGGTGAGGATTGCCAATTCATTTGCTTTTGTCATAAGTGTGTTCTATTTTTTGATTGAATCGATAATGGTTTGCATCTCTTTTTCGAGGTAATCGGCATCATTTTCTCCATTGTATTCGCGGATCACGTCGATTGCTTGTGAGAGGAGTTTAACTAATTCAAGGACTGCTTTTTGTGTGTTCATTTTGTGTGTGTTCTATTTTGTGTGGTTTACTGCGATTATTACTCAGCATTAAGTGTGCCAAGTTTTATTTTGCGTGGTTTAATTCCCTGCCTGCTTGGATGAGTGTTTTTGCGTGTGTTATTTCAAGTTGAAAATATTCTGCAAAGCGTTTGATTGTCAAAAAATCATTAAACCATGTCAAATATGCGTATTCTGGATCATTTAAAATGCGTGTTCTCATGTGTTTGTGTTTGTGTTTGTGTTTATGTGTTCCTGCGTGTTTTACGTAGCATCTATCATGCCAAGTTCATTTTATTGTGTGAACGTAGCCCTTAGGGGTGTAGAGTGTTTCGATTTTGATATGCGAAGGGTCAGACCAACCTTGTCGTGACAAGTGAAAATCCACCCAAGCTTGTGCCGCTTTAATGTGGACAGCTTCGCCTGAAAGTTCGTAAGGATAGGGGATTGATTTCTGTTTTCCCATGCCTGTGGCGATGATTTTCGCGCCCTTTGTGTCTGTGGCTGGAATATATTTTGTGCGGATTGTGATTTTCATAGTGTTTCGTTTTCTGATTGCTTCAAAGTCGATTTTGTACCCTGTGCCTTCGCATAAGGCGCAATTGTCACGCCAAATGCCCTCTTCGCAGATGCATTGTGTTTTCATAGTTAAGAGTTAAGCCACTCATCAAAGCTTTTTAGGGGTTTTCCCGTGTTTTTGTCGTTGCCATTGCCATCATCTGAGAGGGTGAGGTAATTTTCATACCTTTGTTCAAGTGTCCCTTGCGAATATTGAAATATTCCTGTTTTGTTTTGTGTTTTGCGTTTCATAGTGTTGATTTCGTTAATCTTTCAAAGAATTCTTGTTCAAATTTCCAGCATTTATCCAGAACGGATCGTGGGACAGGAAGTCGTTTTGTGTCGTCGTCATTGTATAGCGAGCCAGTATCCTCGGCATGGCATAGTGATGCAGTGAATTCTCCGCATTCTATGTCTCCGTAAATGGTTTCACCATCATGCGAAAGCTCAAGAGTGAATTTTCCGATTTTGTGTTTCATAGTGTTTGATAGTTTGAAGCTTTGATATTTTCGATGTGTTTACAAAGCTGATCTAAAACGGATTGCTTTGATCCTTTGAATTTGAATTCTTGTTTAACAATAGGGCAAACAGAACGCCCACTTGAGTGTTTCATTCCCGCACATTCAAGACGTAGTGCGGAGCGTAGCTGAAGGATGCGCCAATATTTTTGCTGATCTGGTGTTTCAATGACAAGTGTGTTCATTTTTTTAGTGTGTTCTGAGTGTGTTTTATTGCCATTTTTTTAGTTGGGAAGGTTCCTTCCCACTGATGATCGATGAAAAGTACCCATCGAAGCGGGAAAAATCGCTTTTCGATTTTAATTACTGGAGGCATTAGCCTGATGATTTCGAGGTATGGTGATGTTGTCATTTGATGTTGCAAAGTGTTTTCAGCTCGAGCTTTAAAGCCTTAGCCTTTTCACCCCGATATGTTGATGCATTAGCTAAGAAGTATAGCACTATGCTTTTCGCGCTGTCATGTCCGCAAGCGTCATCTAGTGTGTTGAGGTGTAGCATTTCGGCGAGGTAGGGTTTGGCTGCAAAGTTAACCTTTGTCCAATCGGCACGAATTTCCCTTGCGATTTGTGATATTGTTCTCATGTTTTATTGTGTGTTTTATTGTGTGTTGTTTTCTGCCATGTATGGTCAGATTACTCCCCTCTCATGGAAAGGGGAGGGAATCTAATCACGCCTGGACTACAAATCCGCTAGTGTCTTTTTTAGCTTTCCCCTTAGCTTTCAAAGCTACGATCACGTTTTTCGGATCAAGAAATCTCAGGTCAGAATCATCACCAGAAAAACACTCTTTCCCCTCCCATGTCTTGGGAATCGTTTTAAACACTACGGCAACATTGCCTCCTTTTTGGATGATTTCTTCGCAAGCTTGGGAATTATCTTCTTTGCGGGAAAATGTGAGTGAATAATTTGCGGGAAGCTTTCCATCAAGAAAATCAAGCATTCTTTGCTTATGCGGAGTATAGTCATAAAAAGCAACGTCTGGGAATTCTTCCATGATGCCGAAATTATGCCATGGGATATCGCTTGTTCCATTCAGCCGCACACAAGGCTTCATTCCCGCCTTAGCTGATTTCTTTATCAAGGCTTTAATATCGGTACGAATATCATTCAAGAATCCGTCCTTATCTTTGAAGAATGAAAGGGTCTTGCGGAGTCTAGCTGATATCACATTTGCAAATGCGCCACGTCCAGCCGAGAATAAACATGCAAGACGGCATCCAGCGGAGGAATGAACACAGACATTTCGCCCCGAATAATCAGCGGGAGCTAGATAAAGGATTCCCGTCATGTATCCAAAGGCTTGTCCTTTGATTGTTTTAGTATTAGTGTCTATTGATAGTAGTTTCATGTTATTGTGTGAGGCTTGGCCTCATATAATACTAAGCAAGACGTGTGCCAACTATTCCAAGAGGGTAAAAACACAATGAAAAGTGCATAGCATTATCTGTGCCATGGCAGGATTTACCTAGTGAAAACAGGCATCACTTTAAATATAAGACACTTATGCAAAAAGACACAATTTGCCTATTGGCAGGATTTGCCTAGCAAGATTGGAGGTATTCTTTGTAAGTGAATCAATTCAAGTGAATTGCGGGATTGCATAGCATTTGCCATGCCAAGATTAAAAGGGTTTTCAATGGATTAGATGGGAAAATAGAGGGAGAATATGGGAGGAACTAGGGACAGACTAGGGGAAGGGTTTGATTTCACTTGGGAAGGATTATTTCACTAGGAAGTAAAACTAGGGAATCTTATTGCAAATAGCTTGCATCAATTTTCCTAGTCTCGCTGTATACAGCAAATGAGCCAATGGCCACACAAGAAAACCCTCCCCATATTCTTGCAAGTTGCTTGCAATAAAACGATTGGCTAGGTATTGCGTCACGTTGCCAATGGCAAGGCTTTTGATTGTGTCGGGTGTGGATACATTGCCAAGAAAATAAAACCATCACACGGGCTTTATAGCGCAAAGGATTTTCCCTATGCATTATCTGTATTATGAGATGTTATTGATGCAAGCTATTGATTGACAATGGATTACAAAGATCCATGCAAGTAGCTTGCAATAATAACGTGACAGGCTGACAGGCTGACAGGCTGAGCGAGTGAGTGAGTGATGGAGTGATGGAGTGAGTGAGTGATGGAGTGATGGACTGCCCTTGTGTGTGTGCGTGGGCGTGGGGCGGTGGGCGGTGGTAACATGGCAGGAACGGCGGGAGGGACGGGAGGGGTGGAGGGTGGGGGAGGGCCGAGCACCAGCCACGGGGCGTAAAAAAAGGACCTGAGAGAATTCCCTAAAAAATAAAATTAAAAATAAAAAATAAAAAAGAATATCTCTCTCCCCTAAACTATACCCGCAATCGCACGAGAATGCCCTGTAAAGCCTTTTTATACCCTTAACGTCACATCATAGCCAAGATGTGTATCTGCCTATAATTTGACGTTTTGGTTAAGTGTGGCTTAATGTGTAGTGAAGTTAGTGTGTGTGGGGATAACTTTGTGACAAATAGTACCTAGTATTTGTCACTAAGCGGAGTTGCGTATAAGAGGGGAATATGCGGTTTAGGGGATAGCTGCGTAGGTGGGAGGCTACTTTGCTGTATATGGGGATAACTGAGTGGAAGGATACCTCGGTACATGTCGAGATGTGCATGGGAATTTAGTGTGTATACGTTGTTATACACGGAATCGAGTATAAGTGTGTATACGTTGACTATACTCTAGCTATACTCTGACTATATCGCACGATGTAAGGTGACTATATCGCCTGATGTACTCTGACTATATCGTAAGCTATACGCACGATTCTATGTAAGTCGTTGATTTCAGAAAAGTGGGGGTGGACGGATTTGAACCGACAACCAATCAGTTATGAGCCGACTGCTCTGACCATTGAGCTACACCCCCGAAGTTGGCAATGCGGGAGTTGAACCCGCACATCATTACTGATAGGAGATTTTAAGTCTCCTGCGTCTGCCGTTTCGCCAATTGCCAGTTAAGTTTGTGTTTTTAAAAATTGGGGCTGTGGTTTTTGGGGGCACAGCCAACCCCCTTGTCCCCTGCTAACCGAGATTTCTCAGCCTTGCGAGGAAATTATGTACGCACTAAACTATGGTAGATGTGCGAGAAATGGTATAGTGTTGGTAGATTATTGGCCCTCTTTTTCCTTTTCACGGAATTTTACCACATAAGTCATATTGATATTATTCTTTTTCATGTAGTCGAGGATGACTGAGAGATCGGATCGCATGATGTCATTCTCTTCTTCTAGCTTCTCTATCTCTAGGTAGGCTTCTGTGAGTTCGTGGGTGAGTGCTGCGAATTTCTCGTCTCTATCGTTGATGATTTCGGTTATGATCCCTGCCATCTCCTTTACGTCTTCCGTGCCTTTATCTACTTTTTTGGTGATTGAGTTTATGACTTTGATGATTTGTTCATTCATAGAAGGAATATTGTTAATGTTTTCTAAACTAAAGTAGGCACTCTTACCTAGATCGTCACCTAGGCTCACATGTTAATTCATGTTGGCAGTAACTTTTGAGGGAAGTTAAACATCCGAGTGAGTTTGAAATTAAGTTCTCGTTTTTTTGCTCTGAATAAAGGGCGCGAATCACTGCTCCCACCGAGTAAAACAGTAGTGATTTATAAAGCACGTTCTTCATTTCCGATCCAAACGATTTTGTTTTGCTTTATAAAGTCTGTGCTACTCAAAGTCATCTAATGTAGCACCAAGATCTCTTTTAGATTTAATGGACTTGTCCTTCTTGTTCCTAGACCAGTCGATAGCATCCCAGTTTTCTTGGTATTGCTTACCATACGTCCCAGGTCTTGGCTTATCGCCCTTTCCATTACGATGCCTTTCAGTGTATGTCTTGGTTTTCATGTTAAAATTGTAAAGTAGGAAAGGCGGTATACCACCTCGTCAGATTCGGGTTCCAAAGGTTATGAGTTTAAAAACTCCCCGACCTCGATGTGCTAGTATATAAAATTTCTTTTGCTAGTCATCCGTAAATCAATCTGCCTACTCACATAAGTATGCACTATATATGCTAAAAATCAAATTTTTTTTCACCAATATCTAAAGAAACTTTTCCAATGTCCATTCGTTCTAGCCAAGCAACTGCTTTCCCTGAATCAATAACATCATATGGTTTAATACATTCATCACTAATTACCCCATTATCCTGCAACTGATCCATGATGCTATCAGCGTTTAGCTTCCTTACCCTAACATAATGTTCTAGTGTATTCATCTGATAGTCACACGGGACCGATATTGCTTCCCCTTGTATTTGAATGTCATTAGGTCGTACCCCTGTAGGTCTTCCTCGATATTCAAGAACTCTGTCTCACTTACTGGTATCCAGTTATTGTTAACCATAACGTAGGATTGTCTCTCTCCGTGGTCAGAATCATAGAACTTTTTCTTACTTGTCATATGATACTCCATCTCCAGATTCTTCTAGTCCAAAGAACAAAGATATTCTAACCCAAGGTTTCCCGTCATCTTCTCCGCATTCTTTAGTTGCAGTAAATCCACCAGAACCAGATGTCCTGTAATCTCCCTTTAAAACATTTAGAGTCTTCCTTGCACTCTGCCTGATCTCAACTATTCCTGGAATATCTTCATGTGAATACCATTTCCAGTCTAATGCGGTCATTACAGTTTGAACTCTATCGAATTCAAATGTGTCCATGATATTGTCTATCTGATCCTGTATTGCTTCTTGTTTTGTCATTTGTTCCCCCTCAAAGATTCAATTCTTTTTTCTAGCTTATCTATAATTTCCATACAAAAATCCCTTTGATCAGTTAAATTATATACATCTTTCTCTAAGCTACGAGCAAATTTAACGGGAACATATTTCCCACGTAATGCTGGATCTTTCTGTGATTCAGTTTCCTTATCTGTTTCTGGTGTATTGTACATTATCGTAATATGTCGTTTAATTCTTTTATTTTATTTAATGCATCATCACGTTCAATTGATGCTCTCGCTGCCATATCTACAGCACATTTCCATTTATTTTCCCATCCAACAATATCATTCCTAGCCTCATCACGTTCTTGGCAAAATCGTTCTGCACGGCACTCAGCCTGAACAATCTGTGATAAAGCCTCGTCGCGCTCGCGTTCTAACTTGCGAGCGAATTTTGCACGAACAAAATTGTATAAATGCGGGTCAACCATTGAATCCGTTTCTGGTGTGTCACTCATATCCATTCTCCATTCTTAATCTCTTCAATTTCAATGTTGATTCTCCAAAGATGCTTCCAAACAGATTGCTCTTTTAGCCAATCAAAGAATGTACCCATTGCAACGCTAGGTTCGTTTGCTTTGGTAAACAACTCTCCAGAGAACAAGTTTTTTTCTGAGTTATATTTTATCTTATATGTTTTCATATTTGTCATCTTTTGATGCTTATTACTTTAATGTTGATATATACCGCAAATTATATCTGTTCCTCAAACCTAGCTTGGTGCTTGATAAACTTGAATGGAATCATTGGAGTCCCACCATGCCTGTTATGAGTGACGTGCATGATATATGCATATGGGTCATCACGCTTCTCTTCATCTGGTATTACCTTGGTAAAACTATCGCAATCCATGTAGAATGTTCTTGATTCACGTACTGAACCATTCTCGTTCAACTGAGCTAACAATACAATACAAACATTCAATTCTTTTGAGATGATCTTTGCAGTGCGGCTAACTTCCGCTACTTCACGTTCACGATTCTTGGGATCTCCAGATGCCTCCATTAATTGAGCGTAATCGACCATTATGATATCTACCTTCTGTTCTGTGACCAACCTACGGCAGCGAGCTTTAAATTGTGCTACAGTCATTGACGCTTCATCTACGATGTATATCGGCAACTTAGATGATTTGTTGATAGCTGCTGATAACTTCTTGTGGTCTTCGTTCTTTAACTTGCCATCGAGAAGATCGCTTAAAGCAATCCTGCTTGTAGCTGCAATATACTTGTCAACCAATTCTTCAGCGGACATCTCCATGCTGATGATAGCTACTGGAACATCGTCATTGAATGCTGAGTTTGTTACCATCTGTAGCGATGATGTAGTCTTTCCAGCCTTAGCTGCTCCAGCAATGATATGAAGTGTGCGTGGGCGAAACCCTCTGGTTGCCATATCCCACTTCATAAATCCAGATGAGTGTCCACGATTGACTGCCCCATTCGTAACAGCAGCTTCCTCCCAACGATTGATGCAGGAGTTTAAAACATCTCCGATATGTTTTACTTCAGTCCTAGTTGATGACATCGAAACAATGTCCTTGCTTGCTTCTTCTTGTAGCTCGATTGGATCTTTTGTGCGGTCAACAGCATCGTTCATCATGCGCTTGCACACAGAAAGAATCTTTCTACGTACCATGCAATCCTTAATCGTCTCAAAGTATGATGTCCAGTTAGCTGAGCTATAAACGATAGTATATAACTCAGAGACATAGTGATCTCCACCGATCCTGTCTAGTTCTCCAGATGATCGCAAAAAAGAAATGACAGTCAGCATATCAACTGGATTTTTATCTAGCCACATTTGGCTAATTGCATTCCAGATTATTTTGTGACTATCGAAGTAAAAGAACTCAGGAGTTAACTTCTCTATTGTCTTCTCTATGACTCTTATATCTTGCATTGCGGAAGAGAGAAAACCTTTCTCTGCCTCCATGTCGTGTGGTAGTATTGTGTTCATGTTCGTATGCACTATATGTAGTGCCGTGAAGCATGTCAACTCATTTTAAATATTTTCATCAAGTCATCTAATCCCTTTGAGGAATTCTTGTGATGTGGAGTGTAGCCAACATCTTCATCAAGATCTTCGTCGCTTTCTGGCATCTGACGGAAACCTTGTTTGTAAGCAACCTCATACGTTGTTTCAAAGAATTTCTTTAATCCAGCTTTAGTGAAAGTAATTTTATCTTCAGATAATGCTGGAGTTTTTTTTAAATAAAGTTTAAATAATTCCTCTTTACTCATAATTGTGTAAATGTTATATGCTTAAATAATGAAAAAGAATTCTATTGAAAAATCTTACGACAAGATGGGTTTGCCGTTCCCCTATCGTGATACAAAAGATAGTGCAGCATTTATAACTAAAGAGCAAGCAAAAGGAAAAAAAGGATTTACAAAAAATAGAATCACAGGAAAAGTTAAGGCAAGCGAACTTGGAAAATTAAACTATTAAAAATTATGTTAGGATCTTATATAAATAATTCGTACAACAGAATATCTGAAGAAGAAAAGCAAAAAGCATTTGCTAAAAATCCAATTAGACCAAATGAAGATTTAAAAACATATTATGCTAGGACTGGTGCTCAATATGAATCAGATCTAAAGCGTTCAAATGAGCAAAGGAGCATAGCATCGGACCCAAATAAATCCAAGGGGTTAGATCCATCACAAAAAGATTCTTGGTTAAGTGAAACTGGTTTTCAACAAAAATACGGAGCATTTGGTTACTCGCCAATGGGTGGTGGTGGAGGACGTGGTGGTGGTGGTGGAGGAATAAATAGTAATAAAACTTTTAATCGTTCTCCTTACGAAAAAACAACAACTATTAATCGTTCTCCTGACGAACGGAGATATTAGAGATATAAAAATAAGCGTTAAGTTTTAATTAACGTAATTCCAAAATCACTAGCAACTTCTAACGCTATTGTATCGTTTAAGTATACTTCCTTGTAGTATACTTTCTTTATTCCGTATCCTGCAAATGCACGAAGGCAATCTCTACATGGGAGAAGTGTACATGCAGCCATGTAACATTCATTAGGTCTAACGTATCTTAATGCATTTTGTTCTGCGTGGACAACGTAAATTCTACGTCTATCCCTGCATGACCAATCTTCTTTCATCCCTTGCGGGAATCCATTGTATCCTACAGATGCGATTGAGTTATCGTGACGAAGTAGAACTGCGCCTACTTTCTTCCACGGATCTTTAGATTTCAATGAAACAGCTTCAGCTATATTCATTGCGTATTTATGCCATGTCATTATCAATATCCTTATTTGGTGGTGAGTTTGGTGCATAGCAGTTCCTACCAAAAGAAACTGCTAAAATCATACCTCCTTGTTCGTATGGAGCCGTTCGTATGCTTTTATGAATCACTCAGCCAGAGGTCGTCCTTATCCTAGCTTTACTTAGTTTACACCTTTCGGTGAGAGTCAGTCTGATTCGCAATCTCCTTCCTTTCGGAAAGAGCGTATTAAGTTGGTAGTCTATTAACCCTTCCAACACCTCTCCTTCACACGGGAGTCCTTTACAGGTTTGTTCCATAGTCAGGGGATAGAACCCTGCCGTGCTACACTCATCTTATTTTACAGGCTCATTTCGGGAACTGCCGTAGCTTCATGCGAAAGAAAAACCCGCCTTGATAATTACAGTATCAAGACGGGATTTTTGCGGGGAAAAATTGTTCTGAATCCTGTAATGATTCAAGTAAGATGAATTCAAATTATCAGCACTAAACAAAATGTCAACTTGATTTTTTTAAAAAATTGTTTAACAATAACTGCGATGAACAAAACACAAAGCTCTGAACAAGCTATGAAACGTAAACTCAGCGAGTGCATGTCCTCTCTATCCAAGTGGTGCTTCAATCGCGCAAGTGGGAACTACAATCCAGAAACCACAATGATAATGCTGGCGCATAAGGTTGTTGAGATGACAGATCGAATTGATCGGGCTGGAAAGACTAGGTATAAATGAACGCATTCCATTCAGGCTGCATAGGAGACATTATCTATTCAATTCCAACGCTACACAAACTTGGTGTAGAGTCCTTGTTTATTGCAGATAGACCCTGGACTAAACCAATCGTTAATAGGATCGGTGCATTTGATAGGATACTTGAGAGTCAAGGTATAAAAGTTAGAGAACATAAAGGAGAGAAAATTGACTATGATCTATCAACTTACCGCAGTGCGGGTAACAAGTATGGTGAAACTATTGCATCCAAGATAGCTAGATGGGTTAACGTCCACGTAGATATGTCGGAAAAAAGTATACGTATTTCCGACAAAACTCCTTATACAAAAGGAAAGATTATTGTAGGTAGATGCCCTAGATGGCATGGTGAAAACTTTCCTTGGAGAGATATTGTTGAACAATACGGGAGCGATATTGTTTTTATTGGACTTCCTGAAGAACATAAGGAATTCACCCGTGAATTTGGGAACGTGGATTATTATCACACAATAGACCTGTATGACGTTGCTGAAGCTATTAATGGGTGCGACATCTACTTTGGGAATCAAAGCTCTCCAATGGCTATTTGCGAAGGATTAAAGCATGACTGCGTTCAGGAATGTTGTCTATACGCTTTTGACTGCGTTTATCACAGGGGAAATAAAGTTCATGTCATAGATGGCAACTTTACATTCACGCATAAAGGAAGGGTATTTGATTATAAAATTGAAACACCAAAACATGGATATAAAATAACTGTTAATGGTTATGACTTCCATTCAAGAGATAAACTTGTATGCGTAACAATAGCACGGGCATACTTGACTATGAATAATATACAATGTAATGTTGATTCATTACATGAATTAGTTAAATCATATTAATGGCTACTGTAAAATTAAATTCTGATGGTAAAGTTATATTAAAAAACAATAAGGTAAGTTGTGAGTGTTGTGTTGTTTGTAATGGGCCAACTTCTGGAGTAAATGTTTTTCAAATAACAAAAGAAGAGTACGATAATTATTATAAGGGTGGAACATGGAATGTTTCTGGAACTGTTACGATTCAAGAATCAACATCAACTGGAAATTCTTCAAATGGAACTTCAGGCGGAAGTTTTAGTGTTCAATCGTATGGATGTAATTTTTCACATTATGAATCATTTAAAAGTATAGTTACATACATTGAAAATAATGGAACTCCAGGTGATATTTCCTATCAACAATCATATGGTATAAGTTATAATTTAGGAAGATCAGGAGTAAATTTTTATATATATTTATGTGGTGGTGTTCCTTTTAATGAAGGAACTGTAACATGTAATAATTCTGGAGGAACAGGACAAGGTACTCCAACAGCAAACATTGATGGGAATAATATTCAATTAATATCTAATTGGCTTCCTGGATGGATGGGATTACCTGGTTATTCCAATACATCAACATCAAATTTAATAGCAACATTTACTCCTGCACAATGAAATGTAATTTTAGAAACGAAAAAACTCAACCAGTATGTGGTCTAAGAATGTATGGTGGTATGCCATCATATAAAATGTGTGAACGATGCATTTCTAATAATCAAAATAATGAACATTATGCTAAAGAGTTATTTTTAAGACATGAAAAATCTCACCCAACATCAGCTAAAAGAATAAGCGGATGTTGCGACTCAGCTAAAAATTACTCTTGAATAAGATAATTGTTAACAATATAGTATAAGTTTTATGACTCCAGTAACTAATAAGCCTCCTATGCCACAAGCACCAGGGAAGGGAATTAAATCTTTTCCTACGCCAGTAATTGACGATGTAGTAATTACAGAGATTGTTAATGCATGGAAGGGTGATTATAAGGCATTAGATTACGGAGTTAAGTGGGATGAGGCACCTCACGCCTCAATGCAGGGAAGTCACCCAGATCATAAACTTGTTTTCCAAGATCCAGTTAGTGCAGATGGAGAATGGATCAAACGCATATGGGTAAATGATAGGGTAAATCAAGATAGCTATAATTACGCTATTAAGTATAGCGGAGGTTCACAGAGTCATCCTATTTACATTAGGACGTATATTCTTCCGAGGGAGGGTTATGTTCCTGTGCCTGACTTAACTCCAGATGATGTATATCCAACAGCGTTACTTGTTGAGGAAGAAGTTCAAAGAAGTGAAGGGGAACTTGATTCAAAGTATATAAAGGTAGTTCGTGTATTTGAGACACTTCAAGGTCCAGAGATAAATAGCCTTAGATATAACGAGCGTGGTGATTTAGAGGAAGTAATTAGTCAGCAAGTATCACCTGATACCCTACCAGATTCAGATGGACTACTTGTTACTCAATCTCAAGTTATAAAAGAAGATGTAAGCAAAGGAACAAAAACTACAGCTACTGTTCCTAGTCACTCAACACTTACTTCTAAAGAAAAAAAAGCAGGGTTACTTGGAGAGACTTTTATCACTGATAATATCGTTGATCCAACAACATTGCCTGATGCATTATCTACAACTGTAATATCTTCTTCAGTTGAACAAACCTCAAAAACAAAAGCTAGAAAAAGAACAGTAACATCAACTGGTCCAAGTGCGCTTTCAGTTGATTCAATGGTTGATTCTCCAGTTGGTTTAGTAAAAGCAAATGTAACTAAATCAATCGTTGCAAAAGGAACCATTCCATCACTTCCAACATCTTCTCCAGATAAAGCATTAAGAACAATAAAAGAAACAATAACTTCAATTGATTCTGCAAAATCAGAAAAAGAAATTATAGAAGTTGAAAAGTGGCCTAAAAATTATGGCGTTGATTATGATGATCAACTTGGACTTGGGATTTATTATACAGAAACAGTTGTAAAACCAAGCGCATATTTAGATGCTTCAGATTGGGCTTCTTTAGCAAATAAATCATATAAACCATTGGATAATTGGAAGAGTGTAGAGAAAGCTATTGACCAAGAAAGAGTTGGTAATGCACTTTTATCTCTGTGGTTAAAAACACAAGTAACACAACAAATACAACTTCCAGATCAACTTTTAGGCATAACTGTTTATTGGGGTAAAAGTTATGGAGAGGGTGATTCCTTTGATACTAGTCAAAGTGTAACAAGTGGAAGTTTTAGTTTAAGTTCATCTGGATCATCTAAAAACTCATATGGAATAAATGGAGATCTTTATTTCAACATTCAAAAAGGTTTTAATGGGGCAATAAAAGCATACAAACATATTTTCTTTATGAAAGTATTTGAAGCAAGAAGTTCAGAAGAAAATATTTTAGATATTTTAAATAACTTTGAACTATATAATAAAAGATCAACCGAATATTCAATCGCAATATCATCTGTTAAATCTGATAGCGGAAAGTTATATGTAACAACAGTTTCACCACATGGAGTTACAAATTTAGTTAACTTTTGTGAAGGCACAGCTACAGGTGATGCTGGTGGATTATTCAGTTATGCATTTAGTGGAATTCCAGAAGCAGTAGATTCAAATACATTTACAGTCCCAGCTTCCAGCGGATCATTTCCTGAAAAACCAGCATCAGGTAGAGTGAAATTTTTTATTAAAAAAGGATTTCCTCCCTCATCAATCATAGGCAAGTATAAACCTTGGCCTTACATGCAAGAAAGAACAGAAAACATTGTTGTTATTAGTGGTGGAAAATCAGAAACATTCAATGCATCGACAAGTGAATCCGTAAGCATTAATGGTGTTGCTTCAGGGAAGGGGGGAGGATCATCTATAGACGTTAATGTTAGTGCAAATTCTGTTAATATACCAACAACACTCCATGGGAAAATAACTATTAAAGAAGAATCGTTTGGAAAAACTGGCAGTTCTAAATTGGAACCAACTTATGGTATAAGACCAATGACTTTAGAACCAACAAAAGTAATGATAAATGGTAAATTGGCAGAAGCATCAAGTTTTCCTTTGGGAAATTATTTATTTTCATCTAATGTTGAGATTTATAAATGGGGGTTCGTTAAAGTTGAAGCTATTACAGTAGAAATTACAAAGGATTTTGTATGAGTAATCAATCAACTACATTGCCAGTTAATTTTGATGTAAAAGAACAAGCGTTTTCTGGAAGCGAAAAAGGAATACCAATTGCTGGCAATTACGGATCGAGAAGTGCAATCGGAGAATATATAAATATTCCATCTGGTGGTGATTATATTGTTGTTGCACGGAATGGGGTTTTGGATTTTATTTCAATTCCTTCTGGTGGCAGTTTACAATTATTAAATAATTCACTTCAATGGACTGCTACTGAAAATTGCGCTTAAATTTAGCTTGATTAAATATTTAAAATAAATAAACAATACCATTATGGCTAATCAAAATATTAACGAACAAAACATGGGACGTGCTAGTACAGCTAAAGTAAGGCCAGGTACTGGTGGTCGTGAAGCTGTAATGGAGGCAACAGCAAGAAATGAGGCAAGGAACAAAGCAAATCGAGATCGCCGCGAAGAAGCTGTTGCTAAAGGTAAAGCGGAAGCTGAAAGAATGACTCAAGAATGGAAACAAAATAACCCTCAATTTCAAAACCAAAATTCTTTTTCAAATCTTGATTCGGCAATTTCGTCACAGAATGCAAATCGGAATTCATCACAACAATCTAATTATATGAATGATAATAATAAAAATATTTTATCATCATATGATCAAATTGTAGGAAAGCAACCAGTGTTTAATCAACCTAATTTTGGTGGATCTAATTCTGGCGGGTCTAATTTAAGTCGATTGCAAGGAATGCAAGTTCAAATGGCAAATCAAGCATCTCAAAGATCAATGCAAGAAGCTGCATTTGCATCAGGATTACGTGGGCAAGAAACGAGAAATGAATATGGGCTTAAAGGTGGCTTGATGAAAGATGAATATGGGCTTAAAGGTGGCATGATGAAAGATGAATATGGATTAAAAGATCTATCAACATCTAGAGAATATGGGCTTAAGGGTGGCTTGATGAGAGATGAATATGGAATAAAACAAAAAGAACAGGCTTCTTTGGCAGGATATGCTTCTCCTGCACAAATGAATCAAAGGCTGCAAAAAGACACACAAAGACAAAATCAAGCTAGAGATCGTCAATATGCACAAAGTCGTAGTATGGGATTTTAATTTAAAAAAATGCGAATTACATTAGGACAAGCTAGAGAACAATTATATTCATCAATTGTTCCATCAATTGATAATCAATTTAATATTGATAAATTTAATTCATATTTAAATTTAGCTCAAGAAAGACTTATTAATAGTGGAAAATGGAATGGAACAATATCTCCTGTTAGATTCTTATCTCCTGATGGAATAATTACTTTACCTAGAAATTTCATTTCTATATTAGCATCTAAGTGGGTTAAAGATCAAGCGTCTGGACCAATTCAAATACACAATAACTGGTTTTCATATTTAAATGCTACAACTGATTTATGGTCATCATCTCATTGGCCTAGATATGGATACAATAATACATTTATAAATGATATTGGAGATGGGTTCTGCACATTCAAAGATTCTCCATATACATCTTGTACATTAAAAATAGAAATAGAAAGCAATCTTGATTCAGGTAATAGCGTTGTAATACAAGGCAAAGATGCTAATGATAATCCCGTTACAATTACGCACACGTTATCTTTTCCAAACTCAAATACAACTCAGGTTTTTAATGGAACTATAACGATGTTCCAAAAGCCAATAACATTTGGTCGCATTAACCTTTATGCAGTTGATAGTTTAAACCAGACATTAATAGGTTCATATGATTCATCTGAAACAACAGCAAGTTATCATAGGTATTCAGTGCCAAATGAACCAGAAGTTGATTATATTGATGCGTTATGTAAGAGAAGATATGTTCCATGTATAATTGATACAGATGAAGTTATTATTTCAAATTTAGGCGCATTAAAAAATATGCTTACTTCATTAAAGTTTGAAGATGAAGCTGACTTAGAAAGATCAGAAATGTTTTTTAATAAAGCATTGCAATTATTAAACGGAGAAAATAAAGAAATTAGAGGTGGTTCTAAGTGGACATTAAACATAGATCCAGCTACAATGCAATTTAATAACCTTTGGCAAGGAAGATAACTATGGCTACTTTTACACAAACACCTGGACGAATTGACATTGAAGCAACAGTTGGATCTGCGTTTGCAACTAACTTAAATTTTAATGCAAATATATCTACAGCTACATTTGATGCAGCAATTATAATTCAAGAATATCCATCTGTTGTTGAAGTTCCAATGACAGTAACAGTTATTGGAACTCAAAGCGTAGCTCTTTCAATGTCTGCAACGGACACACAAAATATTGGAGCTATATCTAATAAGAAGTGGTATTTAAAGTGGACCTATTCCGCAATAACACAAACAATATTAAGTGGAAGGATTCAATTATCAGTTGTTCCTATTAATGTAAATGTTCCCAATAATGTTACTGCTATTATTGAAAACTTTGATATTAACGTAACAGTGCCTTATGTTTCTGCTATTGGTTCGACTGGAGCTACTGGAGCTACTGGAGCTAGTGGATTAACTGGATCTACTGGAGATACTGGACTTACAGGATCTACTGGCATTGATGGATTAACTGGGGCAACAGGGTTAACTGGAGCTACAGGTGATACTGGTGTATATGGAGCAAGTGGAGCCACTGGATTAACTGGAGCTACAGGGGCGGGTATTGCATTACTTGGAACAGTGCCAGCTTTAATCAATCTTCCAGGAAGTGCAAATTTAGGAGATATATATATTGTAACAGATCAAAATGGAAATGGATTTTCTTGGGATGGTGTTACATGGAATGATATAGGTAAAATTTCTGGACCTCAAGGAGCCACAGGAATACAAGGCTCAACTGGATTAACTGGAGCGACAGGATTAGGAGCAACTGGAATTCAAGGAGCTACTGGAAGCGCGGGAGCCACTGGAAGCGAGGGAGCTACTGGAGCAGGAGCCACTGGATTAACTGGAGCCACTGGATTAACTGGAGCCACTGGATTAACTGGAGCCACTGGAGCCACTGGACCTCAAGGCTCAACTGGAGTTGGTGCAACTGGAGCAACTGGTATAACAGGACAAACAACAACATTTTATAGATATGATGCTGAAGTCACACAAACATCAGGATTTCCTGTATCTGGATTTTTGTATTGGGATAATTCTACCCAAATAAGTTCTACACAAGTCGCTTTATCACATACAACGGCATTATCTGAAGATATTGATTTACTATTAAGTTTAATTTCTATTGGGAATGAATTTGTTATACAGGAAAAATCTAGTTCTACAAGTTTCCAGAAATGGCAAGTTTCAGGCCCTCCATTTGTTGTTTCTAATAGCTACATTCAATTACCTGTAACTCTTATTAATAGTGCTGGCAATGGAAGTTCTAATTTTTCTCAAGGGGATAATTTAATATTTATAATTACACAACAAGGAATTCAGGGAGCAACAGGTTCAACTGGTGTGGGGGCAACAGGTTCAACTGGAATTACAGGAATAACTGGATCTACTGGATCTACTGGTCCTGCAGGAACTGGAATTACATTAAAAGGAACTGTATTGAATGTAATTGATTTACCTTCTGTTGGAAACACCATAGGAGATTTATATATTGTAACAAATTCTGGTGGTGATGGATATGCTTGGGATGGAACAACATGGAATAATGTTGGAGCAATTCAAGGGCCAGTTGGTTCGACTGGAGCAATTGGACCACAGGGTTCTACTGGAGTAGGTTCAACAGGGATTCAAGGTGCTACAGGGATTCAAGGTGCTACAGGGATTCAAGGTGCTACAGGAATTCAAGGTGCTACAGGAATTCAAGGTGCTACAGGAATTCAAGGTTTAACTGGATCAACTGGTTTAGGTGCAACTGGAGAAACTGGAGCAACGGGTTTAAAAGTTGATACCACAATAACAAGTAATACATCAAATACAATTTCACTAGGAAGTAAAACATTTGGTCATATCGCTCAATATAATCCTATCTACGGAATTGGTTCTCGTGTCTTAATTGTAAGAGACATATCAAACATGATGGAGGGTATTGTAACATCATTTAATACATCAACAACTATTGTTAATGTAGATAAAATATTAGCTGGAAGTGGAACATGGGGAACATGGTATATTAGTCTAGCAAATAATGCTGGTGCTACTGGTGCTACTGGTGTAATTCCATCTTCAGTATCTACATTAACAATTACAGGAGAAGCTGGATTTGGAATACCTGTAGAAACAAAAAATACTCCAACAATTTCTGGCGGTGCGCTTACACTCAATTTAACAACCGCAACATTTTTTACTACTACTATAAATGCAAATTCTACTGTAGCGTTCTCAAGTCCTCCAGCATCACCGAAGGTATTTTCATTCACACTACAAACGACAGGAAACGGAACTGCATACACAACAACATGGCCTGTTGGGGTAAAGTGGCCGAACGGAATTGCTCCAACAATTACATCAATTAATAATAAAGTAGATACATTTACATTTGTCACGCATGACGGTGGAACCACTTGGTTTGGATTTGTAAGTGGACAGAATTCTTAATACAATGAGTTTTACAAGTAGAAAATTAATGCTTGGGAATACATCAAATGAAGCAACATGGACTGCTACTACAATGCCAAGTTCTGCTAATTGGTATTCAATAACCTACGGAGAGGGAAGGTTTGTTGCAGTTGCTTATAACTCAACCGCAGCAGCATATTCTGATGATGGAATAACATGGACTGCTACTACAATGCCAAGTTCTGCTAATTGGTATTTAGTAACCTACGGAGAGGGAAGGTTTGTTGCAGTTGCGTCAAACGCCGCAGCATATAGCGATGATGGAATAACATGGAGTGCTACTACAATGCCAAGTTCTGCTGCTTGGTATTCAGTAACCTACGGAGAAGGACGATTTGTTGCAGTTGCTTCTGGTTCAACATCGGCAGCATATAGCGAAGATGGAATAACATGGAGTGCTACTACAATGCCAAGTTCTGCTGCTTGGCATTCAGTAACCTACGGAGAAGGACGATTTGTTGCAGTTGCTTCTGGTTCAACATCGGCAGCATATAGCGAAGATGGAATAACATGGAGTGCCGCTACATTGCCAAGTTCTGCTAATTGGTATTCAATAACCTACGGAGAGGGAAGGTTTGTTGCTATTGCTTTTAACTCAAACAAATCAGCATATAGCGAAGATGGAATAACATGGACTGCTACTACAATGCCAAGTTCTGCTGGATGGCGCGGAACCTACGGAGAAGGTAGGTTCGTTGCAGTTGCTTTTAACTCAAACAAATCAGCATATAGCGAAGATGGAGTAACATGGGTTGCCGCTACATTGCCGTCTTTGGCGAGTTGGATTTCCGTAACCTACGGAGAAGGCAGATTCGTTGCTGTTGCTCAAAACTCAAACGCAGCAGCATATTTAGAATATACGAAAACGCTGACATGGGCTTTAAGCACACTTCCGTCTTCGCAGAGTTGGAGTTCCGTAACCTACGGAGAGGGCAGATTTGTTGCGGTTGCTACTGGCTCACCTGGTGGTTCAACCTCCGCAGCCTACAGCAATGACGGGGTGACATGGACTGCCGCTACATTGCCGTCTACACGAGAATGGCAATCCGTAACCTACGGAGAAGGACGATTTGTTGCAGTTGCTTCTGGTTCAACATCGGCAGCATACAGCGAAGATGGAGTAACATGGAGTGCCGCTACATTGCCAAGTTCTGCTAATTGGTATTCAATAACCTACGGAGAGGGAAGGTTTGTTGCAGTTGCTTCTGGTTCAACATCGGCAGCATATAGCGAAGATGGAGTAACATGGGTTGCCGCTACATTGCCGTCTTTGGCGACTTGGCGATCCGTTACCTACGGAGAAGGCAGATTCGTTGCTGTTGCTCAAAACTCAAGCGCAGTAGCATACAGCGAAGACGGAGCAACATGGGTTGCCGCTACACTCCCGTCTTCGCAGGGTTGGAGTTCCGTAACATACGGAGAAGGTAGGTTTGTTGCGGTTGCTACTGTCTCAACATCCGCAGCATATAGCGATGATGGAGTAACATGGGTTGCCGCTACACTCCCGTCTTCGCAGGGTTGGAGTTCAATAACATATGGAGGGGGAAGATTTTTTACTTTATCATCATTCGCCGCAGCATACAGCGAAGACGGGGTAACATGGGTTGCCGCAACACCCGCGCCTTCGGCGACTTGGCGATCCGTTACCTACGGAGAAGGAAGATTTGTTGTTGTTGCTGCTAGTACAGCATCAGCAGCCTACACAATATAGATTGAATAATTCCTCAAAACACTGTTAAACAATAAACTAAACAAATAAATATATGGCTAAAGAATTAACAGAAGAAGAGAAGAAAAAAGAATTAGCTAAAACGCTAAGTTTGACCAATCCTCAAGATAGGAATCAAAATGTCATTACAGCTAATGATATTAGTGATTACGATAACATGAGCGATTATGAGCGTGGTTTAGCTTTAGCTAAATATGACGCTGATGTTGATGCTAGGAATAATTTTAATTATGAGGCTAGTGGTCCACAAATACAACCACCTGTACGTAAAAGCAAATACACCCTGCTCGTAAACCAGATTGCCCAAGCTCTTAGGGGTAAACCATCACGAAAAGATTTAGCTCAACATGATTTTGAATTAGATGCTAAGAATAATTTTAATTATGAGGCAGTAAATGATAAGCCAAGAGAATCGAAATTGAATTCTTTAGAATATTATTATGATTCTATAAGAAACCCCCCATCTGAAACAACTTCAGATTCAAATATAACTTTAGCTCAACCTGGGTCTAAAGATGATACAACATTACAATCATTTTCTAATTCATCTACTGTATCTGATGATTTAGGAAAACTTTATTCTAGTTATGATCCACGTGAAAATAACTTACTTTCAAATTACTTTACAGGAAATGCTGCTAGAGAATACCTAGACAGAACAGAACAAATTGATGTAAATCCTAGGCCTAAAATAATTAATGCATTAGATCCATTTACTGAACGAATTAATGGCCCAAGAGAAGAAAAGGCAAAACAAGTAAAAGCATATGCTGTTAGTTTACTTGGAAGGGAAGATAAAAATAAAACATTCAATAGTTTAAAAGAAGCGCAAGATTACTTTAAAGCACAAGGAGGGAAGGGTGCTATAGCCACTTTTAAAGGTAAAACAACAAAAGATGGAGAGTATATAGAACCACAAGGTAAAGCTGAGGACTTTGCGTATGGTAAAAAACGTGAAGCACTTGAAAAACAAGCTAGAAATAAAGAAAATCAATCAGCGGCACAGGCTAAATTAGATGAAGGATTTAAAGCGTCTGGCGGCAGAAGTATGTGGGATGACATGGTTGATGCTAGAAATAAAGAAAACGCAGCTAATCGTTCTAAGTTTGAGAAGTTTAAATCTGATGTATCTGAAAGAGATACATCGTTAGCTGCATATAATGAATTTAATAAATCAAAAGGGCTTTTAAATAAAGCATATAATAAAGCTATTGATCAAGGAAATTATGAAAAAGCATTTAATTTAAATCAAGAAATAAAACAAAGATCATATGGAGTTCCAAAAGAAATGGGAGCTATGCGTCAATACTTTACAGAGCAAGCTCCAATAGAAAAACAATTAGCTATTGAAGAAGAAAGTAAAAGAAGACAAGATATAGCTGATGAATTAGAACGTCAAAAAAGTTTTAGATTATTAAATGAAAAATATAATCAAAGTAGATCTGCATCCAATCCAGATGCTACATTTAATACTAATAACGCATTTTATGGTGGAACTTTTAGTCGTCTTTAATTAAATAAAAATATGGCACAAAGATATTCATTAGCACAACAAGAAATGCAATCATCGTTAGCGAGTGATCCAAGATCATATTCGTATGCATATGATGAGCTTGATCAAAAATATCCTGTAGCAGCTACTAGGCCAATTGCTCCAGCTTGGATTCAAGATGAAATTGATGAGGAAGAATTGCAACGAAAGAGTGCTGAAATTGCATATAAAGAAAAACAATATAAAATGCAATTGATGGATTCTCAATTGAATCGTGAGAATGCCCGATTAACTCAAGCTCCGCTTATTCGTAAAGAGTTATCAAGCCTAAACCCACAATCAGATGATTTCCAAGATAAATTAATTGATATATATCAAAGAAATCCAATTGGTTATGAGGATGAAGCATTGCAGAAATATATTATTCAACCATTAACGAATACACATAATCAATATATTCAGAATAAAAATTATATGGATAGGCTTAGTCAGCGTCCAATGTCTGTTACAGAAATGGATAAAGCAAATGATTTGTACCTTGATTTAAGCTCAATGAAAGCTGCTGGAGAACCAATGTCGCAAGCACAGGAAGACATGTTATTAACACTTGAAGGAAGAATGTCTGGATCTGGAACGCAATCTCCCTCTCAACCGCAGCAAGTTGCCAATCCTCAAACGCAACAAAGAAATTACTCGCCAAAACAACAAGAAGCATTACAATGGTTGCAACAAAACCCAAATGACCCAAGGGCTGAACGAATAAAACAAAAACTAGGAATTTAATTAAATGGCTTTTGATCCAGATGCTTTCTTGCAAGAAGATGATTTAACTACATCAACATTAAATAATAGCGGTTATCAAAATGCCACATCTAGTGCATTTGATCCAGACGCTTTTTTAGAAGAAGATGAAGAAGAAGTTGGAACACTTCAAGGTATAGCTAACTCTGCACAAAATGCTTTTGATTCTTCAAAGCAAGCATTACTTGCAGTTGGTGGTGTAGATCAAGATCAAGCTGAACAGATTTCTAAACTTGAATATGCAAAGCAAGCAAGGAAGGCTGCACCTGGTTACGCTGAATATCAGAAGGCAGAAGGAATTGATGCCGTTGGTGCATTCTTAAAGAATCCAGTTGAAGTAACAACAAACATTATCGGTGAAGGTTTAGCTGGTAGCTTGCCAGCATTAGGTGCTGGTGTGGCTGCTGGTGCTGTTGGTGCTGCTGTTGGATCTGTAGTGCCTGTTCTTGGCACTGGAATTGGTTATACTGCTGGTCAAGTAGCTGGAACATTTGGTGGCTCGCTATCTACTGAATATGGAAGCAAGATTCTTGAAGAGTTACAAAACTCTGGCATGGATATTACTGACCCGAATAGTATCCAAAGCTACTTCTCTGATGAGGGCAAGTTAGCTCCTATTCGTGAGAAAGCACTCTTACGTGGTGTACCTATAGCTGCATTCGATGCTGTCTCTGCTGGTATCGGTGGTAAACTAGGACGTGTATTTGGTAGCGAGATTATCAAGGAAGGTGAGAAAGTTCTTGGTAAAAAATTCGCAACAAAGACTGGTGAAGCTCTTACTGAGTTGGGAGCGCAAGCTGTTCTTGGTGGTGGTGGTGAAGTTGCAGGATCTGTTGCTGCTGGAGATGAAGTTAATCTCAAGGATGTATTTGCTGAAGTTATTGGTGAAGTTGGAACTGGTTCTATTGAAGTTCTACAAGGCAAGATTGCAGATAGGGCTAACCAGCGTAAGTTAATTGAAGCAAAAGCTAATCAAGATATATTGAACCTAAGTGAAACACTTGAACAAAACAATGCCCCTCAAACAGCACGAGCAACCACTCAAGAACTTGCTAAAAAACTATCTGATGATCTGAATGTAGATAGGGAAGAAGAAGCTGTAGAACTTGCTGATCTTGGTGGACAGACATTAAAGAAGATTAATGAAGTAAAAGCTGAGACACAAACTGCAACTACTAAAGGAGAAGTAGCTGCAAATCTATCCGAAGAAGATTTAAATACACGCGAGCAGGACGCTGAAAAACTTGTTCAACAATACAAGGACGCATACTTTGAGTCACAAGATCCTAATGATCGAGCTAAAGCTGTAGAGTTCCAAGGAGTATTGGACGCTATTCAAGTAGAGAAACGCAAAAGATCATATGAAAAAGGTCGTTCTGATTCTACTCAACCGCAAGATGTAACGACTCCTACAGCAGAAGAAGTCGTTACGCCAACTGCTGAAACTGAAGTTATTCCACTTCGTGATGCTATTATTCAATCTGGAATACCAGAGGAAGCTGCTGATATATATATTGATAACCTTAAAAGCGAAGGCATTAATGAAGATCAAATCAGGGAAATAGCAGATAATAATAAATCTTTAAGGGAAGAAGCTGCTCGTAAAAATGAAGAAGAATCAATAGCTAAACGAGATCTTGCTCAACGAGCAAGGATGGGAGATAAGGAAGCAAGAGCGCAATTGGAAGGTGAACGTGGAATATTAGCTACACCAACTACTGAAGATATTACAGCAGTTCCTCCTGTCGCAGAAGCTGCAACACTCCCAGTAGAACAAGCCCCATTAACGCAACAAGCAGTTGCACAACAAATAGAAACTCAACCATATGCCACTCAAGAAATCATCCAGCCAGAAGGCATTCGTCAAGAACCTCAAGACGGAACTCAAATCCAACCGACCACAGAAACAGGCATTAGCGATAGCATACTCGGTACAGAAAGAAGCCAAGAAGAAGGGCAAGTAACGCCACTTGTAAGTGATCTTCAATCTGTATCAAGCAATACAGCAACGCCAGAACAAATAACTAAGTTATCTCAATCTGGTCTTGTGGATATAGTCAAAGGTCAACCCGTCATCAACGAAGATGGACAAGCGGCATTAACGCAAGCTCAAGCTCCACTTCCAAAGCTAACGCCAGAAGAAAGACGAGCAGAGATCGAAGTTGCACCTGTATCCGCGACAACTATTGAAAAGCCAGTAACAATCTTAGAAACTAAAGGAATACCAGACAAACCTGGAAAATATAAAACTGAGCCTCGCCAAGTTGATTACAATAAAATGCCTGTAGGTAAACCATTTAACATGGAAGGTGATCAAGCATTATCAGTATTCCCTGATTTGCAATTTGCAGCAAACATGGCTGAATCATCAAGCGAAGAATTCGTTAGAGCTACAACTATTGGAAAAAATAAAGGAAACCTACAATTACCAAAGCAACTTGATCCAGATCGCATTTTAGTTGGTAAAAAGACTAAATCAAAAAAATCTCGACCCGCATTTACAAATGCACTTGTTATTAAAAAAGAATATGGAGATTTAAAAATCCCTATTCCTTCTTCTGATTTTTCTAGAAGAGCAATAGTAATTGAAGATACGAATGGGGAAATGCGTTCTATTGCGGTTGGAAATAGAACTGGAGCAGGAGGAATAATTGCAGCGAGGGATATTAAAAGCAATCCGCTTACGTCAAATCAAACAGTTCCTGCTGGAACAGCAAAAAAGGTTTATATTTTTGATACTGATGCAGTATATGGAAATTCTATAACAATATACGATATTGCCGAATCTAAATCATTAGTAACCGAAGTATTAAAAACTCCATCAGAAACCATTGAACTATCTCAACCATCCGCAGAGACTCCCATTGTAACAGAACCCACCCCCGCAGTATCGGAAACAATAACTCCAGCTACTCCTACGGAGTTTGGATTTGTTAAAGACATTGATAGCGCAAGAGAAAATATTAAGAAAAACCTAATTCGATTTGCATCTGGCATGAGTGGATTGAGTGATATGCGCCGAGGTTCATATGCCCGTGCTGGACATGCAAATTATGGGATTGGATTTGATGTAGGATTACTTTCAAAAAACACAATCCGTGAATTAGCTGATTTTATTGTTAATCTTGATACGCAAGTATTTATTGATTCTGGTGCATTTAGTAATTTTAAAAAATCAATTAAAGAACAATCTCAAGGAAGAACAGTTGAAGCATTGGATTTCGATAAAATTTTATCAAAATATGATTTAATTATTGACGAGATTAGCAAGGTAAATGTTGTTGAAAAAACAGATTATCCTAAGCCGATGCTAGTTATGCCTGATGTTATTGGGAATCAAAAAGCATCATTGGATTTAATTAATAAACATAAAAATTGGATAGCAACATCTATATCAATGGATTTAAGCGTTCCAATCATTCCAATTCCATTAGGAGATTTATCATTATCTGATGCGTATTCAAATATAATTGAAATACTTAAATCAAATACATTAGGTATAGATATTGATCCAACTAGATTTATTGTTGGAATCCCATCGAATGCAGAAGCAATAAGTAGAGAAAATCTTGCTGCATTCCTAAAAGAATCTAAACCTCCAAGAATTCATTTTCTTGGTGCTGCTGCTGATAGAAATATATCTCCATTGATTGATATTGTTTCACAAAACTCACCAGAAACTCAGGTTACAGCAGACGCAAGCAAAGTTAGATCCGCTATTCTTAATGGAGTATCAAAGGGAAAAACTAGAGAAAAAGCAATTTTTGATGCGTTATATCAAGAAGATGATCCTAATGTTATATTAGAATCTATAAAAGAAGATCCAACTCAATTAAACCCAACACAAGAACAACCCACTCCAGCAGCACCAACAGGTCCACAAGTTGGGCAACGTGTTCGTTCTGGTAGTACACCTCAACCATTCGTCATAACAGAAGTAACACCACAGACAGCTAGAGACGTGGAGCTAGGAGAGCAATACTACAAGATCAAGAACGAACGTACTGGGGAAGTAAGTGTAGTTGAGTCTGTAGATATTACTCCTGTCAAGACAACTAGGAGCAGCAAGAAACTTAAAGCTGTATATCCAAGTAGAGGTGGAGTTGAAGGGGCTGGAACAATCAAAGCAAAATCGGGTGCATCTCCCACGATAGATGCAGAGTATCTTACCGCAGTTGAGAGTGGTGATATGGAGACTGCACAGAGGATGGTGGATGAAGCCGCGAAGGAAGCTGGATATACATTTGGCCCAGTTTATCATGGAACAAAAAAAGAGTTTTCAGTTTTTGACATCGGTAAATCCGAACGGCGTGATGAGGGGGAGTCTGGAGAGGGGTTTTATTTCGCTACTAACAAAAAACTAGCTGGACTATACGCTCAAGACTCCACGGGATTAGGGAAAGAAAGAGTGATCTCAGCATATCTGAAAATGGAAAACCCATTGAAGGATGACTGGCGCATTATTGCAAGAGGTAAAAATAATGAGATTCTACATGGAAAACAAATATCGGATCGCGCAAAAGAACTCGGCCATGATGGTATTATTGCACTCCTTCCTGATGGTAAGGTTTATGAAATTGTTGCATTTGACTCCAACCAAATCAAATCCGCAGACCCAGTAACATACGATGAGCAGGGCAATGTAATCCCATTATCACAACGCTTCAATCAAAAGACACCTGATATTCGATACGCTAGAGCTAGAGATAAAGCTAAATACAGACAGAAATATAAATCTGCTGAAGTTCTTACAAAAATCAACAACTACATTAAAAATGGATTAGTTGAAATGAAGGAAGCGGGGGATAATGGAAATGTTGAATTAATTGAAGAAATTTCAAAGAAAATTGATTTTGCATCTAAATACAATATCAATGAATCGGAATTGTATTCTGAAAAAGAACTAGAAGATGGAGTCCGTAATTTCTTTAAAGGGAATATACCTAGCAATGTTATATTTACAAATGACATAGGAGACGATAGCTACGCATCCTATGTTTTAAATACTGGCGAAATAGAGATAAATAGAGCTTACTTTAAACGTGATGTAAATATTGATGCAATAATTGGACATGAGTTAGGTCACTTTGCATTTGGTGATCCTGAGTTTCAAAAAATATTTACAAGTTTTTGGGATGATTTAACTCAAGAACAACGTGATGCTATATCTGAATACGTTGAAGAAAACTATAGCGCACTTAGTCCTGATTTGAGGAATGAAGAAAAAGTAATAAGAGCATGGCAAGCTCTGCTTGAACAAAATCCTGAGATTAGATCTAAATGGCAAAATTTCGTTGAAGCAGTTAAAAGATTCCTTAATAAATATTTCTCTACTGAATATGAGGTTAATGACTCTGATAAGTTTGTGCTTAATGTCCTTAATGCCATTCGACAAGATTTCATTAGTGGAAAGAAAATGCTTAGAGAAGATGGAACTGATTTTAAATTACAAGCAAAGGCGCAAGTTCATGGTCAAAAAGAAGCGGGAAGAGAACTTAATAGTTTTATTGGTGGAGAGAAAATAGTTCAAGATATAGTAAGACAGAACTACTTTGACTCTACTCAATTTAATGACGAGAATACTCAGAAAGCATATGATTTACTACAATCATTAACTGATTTCACTGATGGGAACAATAATGATTTTGCGATTAAATTAAATGAAGACATTCAATCTAAATTAAAAGATCAAGATGTTCATCCAGATATAAAGCAAGTTATTGGAGTTCAAATATTAAGGAACGAATTACAAAGATATTCTAATAAGTTACTTGTTGCTGGTGATTCATTTTTTGAAAAGCGTTATAAACTTAATGCTAATGATATTCCACTTGGAATTAAAGATGTAACTTCATCTAATATAGCTAGAGCATTAGGTGCTATTGCAAAAATCAATAACCCAATGATTGGCGCGATTCAAGCCCAAGGAAAGGGAGAAGTTGTACAACTAGCCTCAACTACCTTTGGAACCAAAGAACCCTCTACAGAGCAAATTAACGTAATTGAAGAGGCATTGAAAGAATCAGGTAAAGCTGAAACGATAGATAATGCTGACATATTGGATAGCGTTGTTTCCGTTGAAAGTAAGACGGGAGTAAATATACGCAAGGATATTGATGCTGCTATCGCTAAAACTAGCAATCCTAAAAAGAATATAACTAACGTAGCTTACAAAGCTAAAAATAGTTTATTTGGTAAAAGTAAAAAAGTTAAGCAAGTAACTACAGTTAATGAAAACGTACAAAATATAATAAATGGAAATCTTGCAAACTACAGGGATACATTAGTTCAAGATTCAGCCAATGGATTGCAATCAACATTTTGGAAAACACTAAGTGACAAAGAGAATAAACCTGGCCCATTAGGTGAACTTGACCAAGCTCAAAATAATGAGTTAGCAAACATAGTTAAGAACGCACTTGTTAAAGCTGGATTAAAAGGAACTCCACCTAACACAAAGATGACCGACATTGAAAAGGTTGCGTCTATTTTAAATGAGCAGAAACTAAGCATAGATAAACAAGTCCAAGCTGATAAGATAATATCAGAAGACATTCAATCTCGTCGTGAAAGTGAATTGGCTAACACTGAAGATGAAACTGAAATAGATTCGATCAACGATAAGTATGATGCCATTCAAGCCGCATGGGATGATGCAATGCAACGTCAGACCGATATGCCTGTAAGTGATGTTATGTTGAAAAGGTTACTTAATTCCGAGATGAAGGAATTAAACACATCAGCATCTGATATAGCTAAATTATCTGATGATGGAATAAATCAAAAGTCTGAATCAATTGTAGATTCATTGATTAAAAAGATTTACGGAGTATCTAAAGAATCATTGACTGGAATTGAGATAGATGAAGATTATAATAATTTAAGATCATATTTAAATGATATATTAAATAATCTTGTTCAAATTCAAAAAACAAAAATAGAAGCTGCTAATGCTATTTCCGAGGCAAAGAAACAAGAAAGAATGACTTCGGATTTTAAAGCTGAACAAATTATTGACAAAATGGCAATGATGCAAGATGGAATTTGGGCAGACAGCAAACCTCAAGAAAATAAAGTTAGAGATATAGTTCAATCCGATTTAAAGAAAACTCCAGATATAAATAACAAAGATTCTTGGAAAGAAGCATTTATATCTAAACTTACTAACGTGGGTGTATCTGAATCTAATGCGGGAATACTTGCTGACATTACTTGGACGCAGCATGAGAGGAATGCATTGAATAGGGATATTGAACAAAGAGAGAAGCCCAATGTTCAAGCTGACGCTCTTATAAAATCATTTTCAGAAAAATTAGCTGGAATTGAACCTATTTCAAGGAAAGCAGAAAATAACATCAGAACTATTGTTCAACAAGACTTACGCCAACGTCCAGATATGGGACGTAAGGAAGCATGGAAGAATATGCTTACAGCAAAACTTATTGAGGCTGGAGCATCCGAAACAAGGGCATCAATAATATCTGACTTAGTATGGAAACAGCATGAGATTAACAACATGAATCGTGAGATCAAGTTAATCGAATCTGCCGCTGAGAATGGTTCTCTTGGAGTTATTGTTGAAATGATTAAGAATACTCCATTGCAACAGCAATCCACTCCAGAATGGAGAAAGGAAGTTATTCGTCAGTATTTAATGTCCGCTGGATTATCTGAGAAGCAAGCTGAGAGTGCGGCTAGATTGTATGATAACATCATAGCTGAAAAGATAGCGGAGGCTAAACAGAAGGCATTTGAGCAATCTATTTCTAAAACATCTCCATGGAGAGATCACATGTCTAGGAATGGACAACTTGCTAAAGACGCATTGAAGAAAGTATTGAATGCAGTAAGAACAAGCGCATTAGATCCGACACAAAATACTGAAAGCATCATTGCTAAACAGAATGGATGGACTGGATTTAGTGAAGCTGACTTCAGGAGGATTGCTGAGATAGATGAGATCCTTAACAACAAAGAAACTGATGATTTAAAAAAAGCAGAGTTAATGAAAGAGTTGAATGAAATCATCTCTAAAACAAAACTTCCTGTCACAGTCAAACAAGCACTGGCTGCGTTCTACACGGGACAAGCCTTAATGGGTATACCTACTGTAACTGTAAACGTATTTTCTCCATTAGGATTTAGTCTTCGTAATTTAGTAACAGACATTGGAAGATTTGCTCTTACTGATCCGACTAGGATTCCATTAGCATTTGACACATTCCTTGATAGCATGCGTAGTTGGTATAACCAAACTAAGTATGCATTTAAAAATGAAGTATATCCAAATGACGTTGTTGAATATCTAAATGGAAATAACGTCTTAAAAGAGCTTTATAATAAAGGCAAGAAGGAATGGAAGAATGGTGATCGTGCAGCAGGAATGCGTGATATGCTTGTTGGCATGACTCAAATTACTGGACGAGTATTATCTGCATTAGACCAAGGTGCTATTTCTGCATTAGAGAATCAAGCTGTTAATAGGTATGCAATGGAAGCAATGTCTTTAAGCAATATTCCTCGCAGTAAAAGGAATGCAGTTGCTCGTCAAATACTTCAAGCAAAGAGAAATACTTACGCTAGTTTAATAGCTGGTGGCATGGAGAAAGAACGTGCTGGAGTATTGGCTGATATGGAGATGAGGGAGCAAATCAGAAAACAACTTTCATCTTTAAATATAGAAACTGAAAAAGTTAATGATGTTATTAACTCAGCACTAAATGATGCGTTATTATCTGTTGGTAGAAATAGAACTATATCAATGGATGGACTATCTAATGAGCAAAAAAGATTGTCTGACGATGGGATGATTTCATATCTACCAATTAAGTTCTTAGAACAAATAGCATCTAGTTCGGCGCAACAAGGTCCACTAATGCAAGTATTCTCTAAGATGCTCTATGGATTCGCCCTTGTTCCAGCTAGAGCATTCCATAACGCAGCATGGTATAGTCCGTATGGATTCCTTAGAATATTCCGCGACAAGTATCAAAAATCAAAAGGCATGGAATCATCGTATTCTTTAAGCCTCGGAAATGAATTGCAATACCGACAGAGATTAACTGAATCTATCGCTGGAAGTCTAGTAATGCTAGGACTCGGTGCATTAGTGAAATCATCTACAGATGACGAAGAAGATGATAAGTTTAAAATTGTAGTTACTGGTAATGGTCCTGATGCTGCTGCTGATAAACAATATTATGATTCGTGGATCAAAAAATGGAAACCATACAGCATTCATATTGTAATGGGAGATACAGTTATTCCTATTAACATTGGTCGTGGTGGTGAGGCTATATTCTTCCCAATCTTAATTGCTGGAGCATTGGATGATTGGAATATAAGGAATCAAATGAATAAAGCTAAGAAGAAACCAGCAGATTTGAATCAAGCTACAGTCATGCTTGGATCTGCATTCTTGGCATTAGCTCAACGTGGACCATACGCCGCATTTGGTAAGTCGTTATTCAACGCAAATCGTGCTGGTCAACTTCCAGAAGAAGTGGCATCTCAAGCTGGATACTTTGGAAAGACGTTTATTCCTATAGTTGGAACATCCCTTGCTAGGAATATATCTGATTTTATTAATGATCCGATTGATAGGTCTTCTATGTCTGGAGCAATATATTCTAACATACCAATAGTAGGACCAATGATTGGAACTAAAGCGTTGAATGCTTTTGGACAACCAATACGTGCAGACGATTGGGGAGATAAGTTGTACAAGTTAGGAGTACCAATGGTGTTTTCTTTTCCTAAAAATACACCAATGAATGAGCTTAATGAATTGGTTCTAAGTAAAGGTGATGGTCCAACTATTCCCACAAGAAGGAATGCTGAAGCGAGATTGGAACGTCCAATGACAAACGAAGAGTTTTATACGTACGCAAAAACGTATGGGGATTATGTTAGTAAAAGTATGTTTAGAAGTCGTAAAAGTCTTGAAAGAATGGACGCTTCAAGGTATCAATCACAACTTGAAGAATACTCACAAGATGCAAATAAACGTGCAACAAGAGCAGTAAAACGAATGTCGATTGAATGATTGAATTTGAAATAAACACAATAGATTCACCAAATGGTGGATGGAAAATAAAACATCCAGTTACTGGAGTTGAATTTAAAAGTTACGATTACCCAACAATTCGTAAAGCGTACACTGAACATTCACTTGCAAATAGTGTAATGTTATCGCCAGTCTGGGAGGAAGAGTTTCTGTCTGAGATGTGCAAGCAAAATCCTCATTGGGGGAAGGCATGTATCAGAACAAGCATGAAGAATATTCAAAGAAGGAAATTGACATTACAGGCAACTTTATCATTTTTAAATATGATGAAAGAATGGGCATTAAAAACAATGTCTGGTAAGCCAGCTTTCGTGTCTCAAAAGGAAGCTGATTGGAGAGCAGATATGTGTGCATCCTGTCCAATGAATGGAACATTGCAATTTGGTTGTGGTGCGTGTATGTCCGCAGTATTATCAATCATCCATTCTATTGTTGGAAATAGAAAGACAAGTAGGGATGGAGAACTTGGTGTGTGTCTAGTCTGTAGTTGTTCATTAAAGGCAGCAGTGCATATTCCAGTTGATGTTCAACAAAAAGGATTACCTGAAGAATTAAAACAAGATTTTAGAAGAATGGATTATTGTTGGAAAAATCATGGTCTATGAATTTTTTGCACAGTAAAGACTTAGGAGATATAATACTAAGTCTTGCTTCAGTACAGGCTTGTGGTGGCGGGAATTATTATATTAAAAATAATCCGTATGCAGTAAGGATGCTTACTGAATTACTTGAAATTCAACCATACATAGGGAAATGTGGTGAATATTCCAATCAAACAATAGATAAATCGTTTATAGATTTTAGACAAAATGGGCATCCTTTTGGAAAAACATTAGCTGAATTGCATGCTAACTGGATAAATCAACCCGTTGATTTTTCTAAACAGTGGTTATTTTGTCCTGAAGATAAAAGGTTTTATGGCAGTATTATTGTTAACAAGACATCAAGATATAATAATACATTATTCCCGTGGAAAGAACTTACTAATGCATTAAGGGATAAAATGTTATTTGTTGGAAGCGATTTAGAATATAAAGTTTTTTGTAATAGATATGGCAAAATAGACAGGTTAAAAATAAATACTTACCTTGATCTAGCTATAGCTATAAAAAGTTGTGAATGCTTTATAGGAAACCAGAGTTCTCCTAATTGCATAGCTGAAGGATTAAAGCATGATTCGATATTAGAAGTATGTTTAAAAACTCCAGATTGTATCTTTAAACGATACAATACATATTATTCATATGATGGATCTATTAAGAAGAAAATAGGTAATAGAGAAATAGATATTCCTCCAGCAGAAATAAAAGAAACACTTGATAAGTTTGAATGCCCTGTAGGTGGATGGATATATCAGTTAAATAATAAAACAATTAAGTCGCATTACCTTGATTATTTAATTCAACTTGTTATGCAAGAAGGAGTAAATAAAACAAAAAAAGAAATAGAGTTTAAAATACTTAATGATACATCCAAAGATGTTCCATTAGGAATTAATAATCAATTAATTTTACAATCAATTGAAAAAGTTAAATGTTTATTTTCTTAATAACTTGCAACCATGAGTAAGGTTTAAAGTTATCATATTCAAAAACAGTCTCCCAATCTCCAGTAAACTTTAGCACTCTTTCATTAAAGTTTAATAATGAGAAATCTTGTTCTTTATGTGCATCGTTAGTTCCTTGTCCTGTTGCCGCACAATGAGCCAAGAATACCTGTTGGTTAGGGCAATTCGTAACAATAAAACCATTAGGCTTTAAAATTCTGCGCCATTCTTTAATTATATCAATTAGTTCATTATACGTAAAGTCCTCTAAGACATGGCTACTATAAATATAATCCAATGCATTATCACATATAAAATCAAACTTTCTACAATCGCCTCGTAGTTGTTGAGCGTCACCGCCTACATTAGTGTATGGTTGAGGCATATCGAATGCCCATGCTGATTCAGTTATCTTTTGACCTCCATAACCAACATCCATGCCAATTCCAACACAATACTTTTCTAGTAAATGTTTGCTCCTTGATGTTTCTGATTCGTGATTCATAATTTTTAAAATATATAATAATGTTCTTTTGTTTTTCCAGCAACCCATCCATGAAATCCAAATGATATATTAGGACCACATGTATTTTCTTCAATATAATGTTCCCACCCAAATTCAGATGCAACATTAACATCAGCATAATTAATTCCTAATTCACGAAATTTGTCATGCATTATTTGACATAAGAATACATCTCCAGCTTCTCCATTCCATAATTCTCTGTGCGACTTAGCAACTTCTAAAAAGTTTTTTGATTGTAATGAAAATCCAGTATTACCAACACGATTGTTTACATTATAATATTCAGGCCAAGGAGATCCAATCAAATCATATTTTAACCAAGAATCTTTCCATAGATTGGGATTTGAAATAAATCCATCATGTGTACATATTAATGCATGTGAAGTTTTTACATATTCATAAAACACACCTATTTCCCACTGCATAGCTTGTTTATAATTACAATCATCACGTATAAACACTGCATCTCCAAAATCACCTAAAGAACAAATGTATTTAAATAATTTTCCAGATTCAGAGTGACGTGACTTAACTCCCTCAAATACAATCAATGTAACATTTCTATTCATCTACATAAATAAATTTTGTTTTGTATAAATATCAAATTTCCCAAATAGTGTTTTCCAAGATTTACTTGTTGATTGATTACTTGGATTTAAGGCTTTTGTAGCATTAGATGAGTCAAGGTTCAACCTTTCTCTTGCGAGGGCTAATAGCCCCATTCCTGCGTCAGCAATGTCGGGTGACATGCCAAACCTAGATTTCATTTCTGTCTTTGGTAAAACTTTAATACGAAGGTTGAGATTCTTTTCTCCATTGGGGTCTAGTTTACGTTGGCACATTTCAACCATAAGGTCTGAACCGATACCTTTTATCTGACCAGTTCGCATATACTCTTTAGCTGAGTACCATATTTCAGATACATGGTTTACATACCTATCATGTGCTGGAGTTGGATCGTATGCGCTAACAGGCTTTTCTGATGCCCTGCCACCGAATTGTAGACCAAACACGTCTTTCGACCATGCAACGGATATAAAGTCACCCAGAGGACCACCAGCACCAGACTTATCATATCCAGCGTTTTTAGGTTGAACTCCTCTAACAATGCATTCGTTCCTAAACCATTTAACAACCTGTTGTGATCTGGTCATTGTTTTATCAGTTACATCCTCACTAAACTGAATGTATTCGTCAAATTGCAATCCACTAAATCCATGTGGTTCAGATAACTTTCCAACTGTTCCAAAATAAAGAATAGTTCTATCACCACCATTAGTAAACGATGGGTCTAGGAATGCAACTCGCACAAGGTTATTGTCCAACCATATCGCTTTGTCTGTAGCTTTAGCATTAAGTATTTCAACCTCGGAATAGATTTGATCCGACACGCCAGCAGGACACCAGAATCCACGATACATCCTCCAGTATGAAGCAGTATTCCTTTCTTCAACTGGAACTTTTTCCAAATCTTCAGGAGCATCCATCCATGAATAAACTTTCTTTCCAGCAATCATGTTGGGGTTTTTAAGAGTATCAAAGTGCAAGCAAATTCCACGGGATGTTTCCCAATCATCATCGTCTACGTTTATTGTTTCCCATCCTTCTTTTGGTTTAGCAAACTTACCAAATGCATCGACGTATGAAGCAGGGTTAGATATTCCAATAAACTGAAAGCGTTCGCAACCTTTGCTCAAGTTATAGAATGCAACCTCAGTAATAGCCTCTGAAAGCTCAGATAACTCGTCAGCTACGAAGATAACATTCTTTTGGTGGATACCTTGCATCTTTCCAGTGGCATCCTTTTCTTTCTTTTTCTCACCAGGAATTAAGGTGATCCCAGACAAGTCACCTTGAGTAGCTTTTCCATTTTTGTCTATGTACCTAATTGTATTTAATGAGTCGATTAACTTACCTGGAAGACCTAGCTTTTCGCATACAGTCCAGTACTTTACAATCTTTCCCCAGATACGTTGCTTAGATGCTTTAATTGTAGTTGATGTAGCTAGGACAATGGTATTCTCTGGATCTGCTAGGTAATTAATAATAGCCCATATAGCGAATGCTTCTGATTTACCAAACCCACCTGACCCTGCTATTGCTATGTAATCGTGCTTACATGCAGCTTGAAGCATCCTATCTGCCCATGGATGCCATATAAAATTAGCTGGAGCCTTATTGTCTTTCTCAGGCCAAAATGCCTTGGCTATGCGTTTAAAGTGAAAGAATGTATCAACTCCACCAATGTCAGCAGGGATTCGTTTAGTGATTTTTTCTCTAAACATAGCAAGCTCGATAGCTATCTGATGTGTGCCTTTTTTCCAGTTAAAGTCATACTGGTGGATGTATCCCTCAATAGGGAGTCCGTAGATTGGAACTGATGTCATGCTTTATAAATTATCAAATATATTAGGTGACTGCAATTTTTTTATTGCATACTTATATACTTTATGTAGGATATGTTTTGTGGAAGAAAAATCAACACATAGAGTAGTTGCAAAACTAAAGCCTTCTGAATGGATGAAATTCAGAGCAGCATTGCTTTTAAAAAAGAAACTTAATTTTTCTGATTGGTTAAGGCAGCAAATTACTATAATCATTAATGAACAATGAGTGAACTTATTAAATCATCTATTGATCGTCTTGGTGTATCTGGAGTAAATAAACCCAAGCGTACACCTAGTCATCCAACTAAAAGTCATGTTGTTTTAGCTAAAGAAGGATCTAAAGTTAAAACAATTCGATTTGGGCAACAAGGAGTATCTGGTTCTCCAAAGAAAGAAGGCGAGTCTTCTTCTGATAAAAAACGCAGAGAATCATTCAAAGCAAGACATTCTAAAAATATAGCAAAAGGAAAAATGTCAGCAGCATATTGGGCAGATAAAACTAAATGGTAAGTAATTTAAAATAATATGTTATTAGTAATACCTGTATCAAAACATGACAAACATCTGATAGAACAATTTAAATCTATCATAAATAAATTTCCAGTTGGTGCTGACCATGACCTATTAGTTATTGGATCAAAAGAAAATCAAAATGAAATTGAAGGGCTTGAGCATGATGTTAAGCATTTATTTCTAACATCAAAGATTCATTTGATTAATGATAACATGCTAGGTTATCCGATGGCATGTAACTATTATTTCCAGCAAACATGCGCTTTTTTGAAAGGAAAAAAAGAACATGATAGCTTTTTTTGGTTTGAATTAGATTCGATGCCAATTAAACCTAACTGGCTCGACACGATTTCTACTGAATACTATGCTGACACAACTAAAGCTATTCGGGAAAAAAGAACACCTAAAATTTTCTTAGGAGTTAAAGAACGTAACTACGAGGGGAAAAATGGGGAGCTTTTACCAGAATCAATTTCTGGACCTAAGATGTCTAGCGTTGGAGTTTACTCAATTAATATTTGTGACATTCCAGTTCTTTCTTCTTTATCATTAACTAATAGACACTGGACTTCTGTAATCCAATGGTATACAACAAAAGAATTAAATGATTCTAAATTAATTCAAAATAACTGGAGAACAAATAATTATCGTAAACAAAATGATTTAATTATATGTGATTCTATTTCTAATTCAGCATGGGACAACCATTACAATAACACTTTAAATGACGATTGCGTTGTAATTCATGGGTGTAAAGATGAATCTTTATTTAACTTATTGTTGAACAATAATAAAAATAATAATATGAATATTGCAAAACAAGTATCTGTTGAAGATGCTGAAGATATTGTAGAAGAGTTTGAAGAAAAACAGGATCGTATTATTTCAATTAACAAAGCTAAAAGAAAAAATAGGTTGTCCATAAAAAATAAGGAACAAGAAGAATGAGCGATGTATTAGAGACACTTTCAAAAGATAATGGCAAACCACCAGAATCTAGGATTAAAGACGCGAAATCAGCATATGAGATTTGGGAGACATTACGTAGGGCAGATGCCGTGTCCGCTTTTGACCGCAGTAAAATTGATGCGGCTTATGATAATGAACGTCCATATGATGAACGTGCGTTAATTAATGCTGGTCAGTCATATCGTGTAAACGTCTCTTGGGGATTTGCTAAACAAGTATTAGATACAGCTATTGCTGGATATACTGATATTATAAACGCTCCACAAACATTATTCAGTTGCAGCACTAATTATGGAAACGCAAATGAACGGGATGAACTTGAGCATGTTGTCGCTCAAGAAGTAACTGCATGCATCCGTTCATGGCGCAACTTCTTTCCTACGTATTTAAAGTTATGCAATAGCTTTATTAAGCATGGAGTTGGTCTTGCTTTGTTCAACGATGAATGGGATTGGCGTTGGAAAGCTACTGATATGTCTGACTTTAAAATCCCACGTAAAACTGAGATTGGTCAAGAGAACATTGATGTAGCTGCTTGCTTGCGATTCTATTCTCCAACACAATTATATCAACTTATTAAAGATGAAGAAATGGCAACCCTACACGGGTTCGATGTTGAGGTATGCAAGAAAGCTATCATTTCATGCGTAAATAATAATAACAATTATTATAACTTCCGTCAATACGATTGGGAGAAGTTAGAAATGGAACTTCGCAACAACGATTTATTCTTTACGACACAAGCAGCAAATCAACAATCTATACGTGTGGTTCATTTATGGGTAACTGAGTTTGATCAACGTGTATCGCATTACATGATTTCAGATGATAATGCTGTACAAGAATTCATGTTTAAAAAAGTAGGAAGGTTTGAAAACAGCTTCCAAGCATACACAGTATTTACATATGGTGTTGGAACGAATGGATATTACCATGGTGTTCGTGGTCAAGGGTACGATGTATTTGCGCTTAATGGCGCATTAAATCGTGCTTATTGCTCATTGCTTGAGATTGCATCATTTGGTTCCGCTCCTACATTCCAACCTAAAGATGAGACGGCATTACAGGAAATGCAGTTCATGCCAAATGGAATATATAATTTACTTTCTCCTAATATTGACGTTATTAAAGACACTATAGTTCCTAATGTAAGTAATGGGTCATTACCGATTGTAAATGCTTTCACTCAGATTTTCCGAGAACGTACATCTGCTTACAATACGGAATCTTTAGTTAACACTAGCACAGAGAAATCAGCAACCCAAGTTCGTGCAGAAATGGGTAATATTGCCAAGATGTCTGTGTCGGCATTGAATCTATTCTTTGACCCATGGGAATCTTTAATTAAAGAAATGGTCCGCAGGATGAAACGTAAAGACTTTGATGCACGGGAACCAGGTGGTTCATATATTGCTGGACTTCATAAGCGTTTACTTCGTAGAGGAAACGATGGATTTGGTGATCGTGATCGTTATCTTAAAGCATTTTTTGATTTGGATGTTGATCGGCTACGCATTACTAAACCAATTGGAGCGGGATCTGAAGCATCACGCATGATTGCTTTTGATAGGTTGATGGGGATGTTTGGTTCATTGCCTGATTTCGGAAAGCAGAATCTTATTTGGGATATTGCATCTGAAACTGCTGGATATGAGAATGCATCACGTTATGCAGTGCAACCAGGTGAAGAAGAAAAACCAACATTCGATGCATCACTTGCACAAGTTGAAAATAATGTACTTCTTATGGGTGGTCAAATCCAAGTTCTGGATGGTCAGAATGATCTTGTTCATGCCAAGGTTCACCTTGAAGCACTTCAACCTCTTGTTGATCAAGCTCAAGATGCGCTTGTTTCAGATCCAATATCTATTGCGCCAATGCTTGAAGGAATCAATACTCTTAACCAGCACTTCTCGCAGCACGTTGAACGTCTATCTGGTGATCCTACGATGCGCGAGCAATCCGCTATGTTTAGGAAGGCATTACAAAATGCAGACGAGATTCTTCACAATGGAACATTGAAAGTTCAAAAATTAATGGGAGAACAACAGCAAGCCCAACAACAAGAACAATTGATGGGGCAAGCTCAACAACAAGAGCAAATTCAAATTGATCCTGTTGCTTTAGCTAAAATAGAAGCTCAACGCGCAGAACGTGAAGCTAAACTTCAAATGGATATGATTGAACATAATCAACGCATGGTTATGAAACAACAAGATGCATCACAAAAACTGGCTATACGTGATGCTGAAGCTGCAAGTAAGATACAACGTGGAGGAATCCGTATATGACATCAAGGCAAGAGTTTCAATTAAACTCAGATAAGGTATTAAATTTAGAGCAATTATTAAACAATCCATTGCTTAATGAAGCATTTGTGATTGTTAAACAAGAATGTGTCCCAAAGGAACCAAGGCAAACTGTTGGCATTGATTTAATGGATGTAATGGTAATTGAAGGAGCAAAGGCTATTGGTGCTGATATGTTTTATCAGAAGTTAAAATCTCTTACTAAAGTATCCAATCAAAAGAATTCTGAACTAGATAAGGAATATATCGTTCAAGCTAGGCAAAAACTTTTCTCAACTGGGCTATACTCGGTTGATGAAATAAACGAAGCTGAAAAGCTATCAATGGTAGGAAACAATCAACAGGAGTAAATATATGGAAAAAAAACCAATGGCAGTTAAGCCAATGACTGAATCTAAACCAGCAGTCAAAAGCTCTACAACTAAAACGAAACCATGGGCAGCACGTCATCGTGCCGCCATTAAGAAGTAAATTAAATAATTAATATGTCAGAACAAAACGTAAGCGCACCTCAAACAAGTGAAACTGTATCATCCGATGCAGCTATTTCTAATCTTCGTGGAGCAATTGATTCGATTGGTAAAATGGATTTAAATACTTCATCTAGTATTGAGCGCACACCAACTGCTCCAATAGATGCAAATTCAACTGATAAGCAAATCAACTATGTTGATAATACCAAAAAAGAAGAAAGCAAATCAGGCGAATCGGTTAATAAAGAATCAGAAGAATCGGAATATAAAGATAATGATTCAACTGTAGAATCACAACCTCAAGAAGATAAAGCTAAGATTCGGTGGAAAGAATTAAAACAAGCCGAGGTTGAATTGAAGTCTGCCCAAAAAGAATTAGCTGATCTTAAAAAACGTGGTGAAGAATTTGAGCAGCAAGCTAGGGAAGTTGCTGAATTAAAAGCAAATCTTCAAGAGATTCAAAATGAGCGTGATTCTATTGATGGAGAGCTTTATTTAACTAGAGTTCAGGCTACAAAAGAATGGAAACAATATATAACTCAACCATTAAATGGAATTATTAGTGATGTTGAGTATTTTGCTAAACGAAATCAAACTGATACGGGCGCATTAATTAATGCAATTCAAGCTGACGTTAATGGAAATCCGCAGGAACTGGAGTCAGTTATTGCTGATTGGTCTGAACGAGATAAAACTAAAGTTTGGGCATTAGCTGACAACTTGCTTCAGATTGAAAACAGGAAAGCGGATATTGAATCTAATTCTAAAGCAGCATATGAAGCATCATTGGAAAATCAAAATAAAGAAATGCAATCACAGCAAGAACAATATTACGCTCAACGTGAAAGTGCTATTTCTGACGTTCTTCCCAAGGTAGCTGAAAAGGTATTTAATTTGCTTCCTGAAGATAAACGTCCTAATTCAGAGACTCTTAAAAAAGAGCTAATGGATTATGATTCATGGCCCGAAAACCTAAAGGTGTATGGCATTCTTGGAGCAACTGTATTGCCTGACTTGATTGAACAAATCAACACATTAAAATCTCAGTTGAATGAAACAAAAGAAAATAATGTAAAGATTAGGAGTTCATCACCATCTGTTAATAGTGGAAATTCCCCACGCACTCCACAAGAGTCTAGGAAATCTGTTGATTATAGTAAGATTGATACAGATGATTTTGTTAAAGGTCTAGTGTCAAGGATGGCAACTTAAAACAAATAAAATTAATGAAGAAAGAGGATGTTAAAAGCATCCTCTTTTTTTTGTTAAAAAAAGCTTGCATTATTTTTAACAATAACGTAACGATTAAATTGCAGATTGATATTGTCTGTTGAAATAACTATATCATGGACGCTGACCCATAAATCAGTACAAATTAATAGAGCTTTAATAAACACCTCAATGGCTTATACACTGGCTCAGTATAGGATAGTGAAATTATTATAGAACTTTAATTTTAAAGTTTATTAGTAAAAACAAATTTAACAAAAATAAATTAGAAATAAAAATATATGTCCGTACCTTTAAATAACGTAAATAATCAGCTTCAGCAAGAAGCTGGTCGTATCGGAGAAATGATCTCCGCTAAACTGATCGCAACTGATCCATGGAATCGCCTCATCAAACAGGATACATTTCCTGCTGGAATGGGTGAAACTATTCAAACTTTAGTTCAAGAACGCTCCACTGTTCCTGATGCTGGATCTACAGCATGGGCAGACGTTGGAACGAACACTGGCACTGGCAACTCCTGTAGCCCAACTCCACAGGTTGTTGATTTTGCCCGTACTCTTCGTAGCTACAATCTTCAACAGGCTGCTATTCGTAGCCCTGGCTTCTGTGTGAACGATCTTCGTACCGCATGGAAAGCTGAAGAGCAGCTTGCTGGTGAAGTTAAAGTTCTTAAAGAGAATTCTCAGTGGTTCTGGAGCAATCGTTATCGTGATGAGTTCTCTCGTCTCTCTGGTAACAAAGTTGTTCTCGATGTTGCTGATTCTTTGTCTATGTCCACATCTGGAACTAACCAACCATTCCCATCCGTTGCTCCTTTGTTTGCATTGGATCAAGGTATCTTAGATCAGTTCTATCTCGATCTGAGCCGCGATGCCGCAGAAGGTCATTATGCAATGGTTGATGGTGAACCTCAGTATGCTCTTATCTGCTCGCCAGAAACCAGCAACTATCTCAAGAAACAGAATGCAGACATCCGTCAGGATCTTCGCTTCTCTTCTCAGGTCGATGAGTTAATCAAGCCATTTGGTGCTGCATTCAGCTACAGTGGTTTCGTTCACTTGGTTGATCGTCAAGCTCCTCGCTACGACTTCGTTGGTGGTGCATTTGTTCGTGTGCCATTCTTCACGACTGCCGCAGCTTCGACTGGACTTAAATCCGTAGTGAACCCTGCTTATCGCTCGGCTCCTTACGAAGTTAGCTTCATCTACAACCCGAATGTCTACACATCCCGTGTTGCTCAAGTTATTACTAGCCCTGGTAGCGGATTGAAATTCGATCCTGTTAACTATCGTGGTGAGTTCACTTGGATCAACAACAAGGATAACATCGACAACATTCTTGGAATCAATGGCTACTTCTTTGCATTGTTCATGCAAGGTTCGCAAGTTAAGCGTCCTGAATGGGGTTATGCAATCATGCATCAGCGTTGCACTCCAGCAACAATCTACTCGACTTGCTCGTAAGAGTTAGAGTAGTTTAAAATCCAACTTGAGGTGAGGGGGTTCTATCCCCCCTCACTTCAAATAAAATTAGCAAATAAAAATTATGAAAGATAAAAACGGAATGGCGATTATTATTGGAGTTGGTAAGGGTGGAGAAAAGGGTAAGGGTATGTGTGAAGAATGCGGTGATAAAGGTTGTCCAGCATGTGAGAACGAAATGGAAAATGAATCTGCTGAAGGCAATGTTGAATTTAATGCTCCAGAAGGATTTGATTATTCAAATATGAAAGATGGAGAGGAGAAGGAAGTTCTCGCAAAAATTCGCTATGATGGCGAAGGTAAATTTTATTTAGTTGCAGTTGATGGGTTTCCTCTTTCTGGAGAATCAGACGAAGAAATGCCTGAACCAAATGAAGATGATATGTCTGAACCTCCACAAGAGGAACAAGGGTATGCATCTCAGTTGAGTGATAAAGCTAAAAAGCTAGGCATGATTTAATTAAATGGCACTGCTTCCAGAAAACTCTGATTCTAAAAGCAATCTTTTAAGGAAGATTGCTTTAAACATTGGTCCAATTATTCCTGAAATAAATGATAGTTCATGGAATTTACTATATAAAATAACTGAAAATACTGCTATTGGATCAACAAAAATAGGGTCAACTGGAGCAACAGGAATACAGGGTTCTACTGGACCGAGTGGTGGACCCACAGGACCAGATGGGGCTACTGGAGCTACTGGACCAGATGGAGCTACTGGATTAGGGGCAACTGGTGCTACTGGTATTCAAGGACCAGATGGAGCAACAGGACCAGATGGAGCCACTGGAGCGGGAGCAACAGGACCAGATGGAGCAACAGGACCAGATGGGGCTACTGGAGCTACTGGACCAGATGGAGCTACTGGAACTATATTGAATTTTATTGGATTATGGGTTGCATCATCTTACAATAAAGGCACTGTTGCTATATCTCCATTTAATACTAATACATACGTTAGTTTAAATTTAATAACTAATCCGCTTATTGATCCAGCATTAAATCCTGCGGAATGGGCATTATATTCATATTCTGGTGCTACTGGTGCTACTGGAATTCAAGGATCTACTGGTGCTACTGGAACTGGAGCAACTGGATCAACTGGAGCTACTGGAATACAAGGATCAATTGGCGTTGATGGAGCAACTGGACCTACTGGATTAACTGGATTAACTGGTCTTACTGGATCAACTGGATTAACTGGTCTTACTGGATCAACTGGAATATCTGGTAATGATGGAGCAACTGGATCAACTGGAGATGTAGGTCCAACTGGAGCTACTGGAATACAAGGAGCAACTGGAATTCAAGGATCAACTGGTGCTACTGGGCAAGGAGCAACTGGAGATGTTGGTCCAACTGGTTCTACAGGAATACAGGGATCAACTGGAATACAAGGATCAACTGGGGATATTGGACCTACAGGTGCTACTGGACCAATAGGTTCCACTGGTGTTTTAGGTGCAACTGGATCAACTGGTGCTGATGGAGATAGGTATCACACAAAAAGCAATACTCCATTAACAATTGTATCAAGTGGAAATATAACACTTTATACAACTGATCTTTTTTTAGATTTCTCTTTATCACAAAATGTTATTGTTGCATATTCATCAACTCAATTAATGCGGGGAAGTGTTGTCTCATACAATCAAATAACTGGGGAATTAATAATTAACGTACAACTTTCTTCTGGAAGTGGAACTAATTTATCCCCATGGGAAATTAACTTGGATGGTGCAGTTGGTATACAAGGAGCAACTGGTTCTACTGGACCATTAGGTGCTACTGGAGATATTGGTCCTACAGGTGCTACTGGAATACAAGGTGCTACTGGAATACAAGGTGCTACTGGAGATGTTGGTCCAACTGGCGCAACTGGTAATGTTGGAGCTACTGGAGCTACTGGACAAGGAGCGACTGGAGATTTTGGATCTACTGGTGCTACTGGAAACATTGGTCCCACTGGATTAACTGGAGCTACTGGAATTCAAGGCTCTCTTGGATCTACTGGAATTCAAGGATCAACTGGTGCTACTGGGCAAGGAGCTACTGGTGCTACTGGAGCATCAGCACCAGTATTTACAACAGCAAGTGATTTTGTTTCAAGTTCAACTCCATACATTTACATTGGTCGTGCTCCATTTGGATCGACTGGATCAACTGGAATTTGGTCAGTGAAAAGAAGCGAAACAAATAATGCTGGTACAATTGTAAACAATCTTGGAGCAACTGGAGCATGGACATCTAGGTATTCATTGATATACTCTTAACTATATAAATATATTTTATGGCAGTACGAAAAGCACAAGCAACAGGTAATTGGAACTCAACTGCAACATGGTCAGGTGGAGTTATTCCATCATTAAATGACACTGTATACGCTAATGGTTTTACTGTAACAATTAATCAAAATATAGATTTAACTGGTTCTATTATAGATACATCTGGATCATTTATACCAGGGCAAATATATAAAATTGTTTCATTAGGAACTACAAACTTTGGTCTTACTGCAAACTGTATAGTTCCAGGAACTAATGCTGGAACGGCAGTAGCAATAACTCCCGCTGTTGGAGCTATATTCCAAGCAGTAAATGCTGGAACAGTAACAACAGGAACTGCCGTTAGGGTTGGTGCATTATTGAATTACATTAATACACCATTAACAATAGTTACTGGTGGTGGTTTTTCTATTTCAACCACATTCAATGTGACTGGAGCATATATTCAAGCTGGCTCAATTAATTGTTTAACAATAAGCGGGGCTTCATCACCAACATTAACTAATTGTCGCGCAATTGGTTCATCAATAAATTTATCAACTAGAGCTATTTTATTTTCATCTACAGGAACATTGATTTTAAATGCAGCTATTGTAAATGGAGGTAGAGTAAGTGGAACAACTGTTGCTAGTTCTGCAATTGGAGTTGAAAACACTTCAACTGGATCAATACAATTTACTAACTCAAGTTCAATTTCTGGAGGGATTGGAAACTTTTCTATTGGATTAAACAATAATGCAGGAGGAAGTATTACATTTACAACTGGAACAATTACATCTGGATCAGCAACTGCTTCTTTAGGAATTAATAATAATTCAAGTGGATCATTGACAATATCATCTGCATCTATAAGTGGAGGAAGTGCAGTTGGTGTTAGCACTTCAACTGGTCCAGTAAATATATCATCATCATCAATTACTGGCGGAACAATAGCTGGTGCTTATGGGGTTAATAATACAACAACTGGAACAATTACTATAACTGGAAGCACAATAACAGGTGGAACTAACGCTACTGCTTATGGAGTTAATAATGCAACTACTGGAATTATAAATGCCACAACGACAAATATTACAGCAAGTGCAACAACTGTTGGATTATTTAATGCGGCAACTGGAAGTATAACATCTACTGGAAACATAACAGCTTCAAGTGTTGCGAATGGATTGGTTTCATTAAGCGCATCTGCACAACTTAAAGTAAGTGGATCACTTATATCAGCAGTTAATGGTATGTTAGCTGTTTCAAGTCCTAAATTTTTAGTTGATCCAGAACCAACTACAGCTATAGTTCGTTTTGCTAAAAATGGAACATCTACTTATACGAATTTTCTTTCGTTAGGATATCAACCATTACAAGCAGACGTTAGATTTGGAACAGTTTATGCTAATGGTTCATATACTGGAACATTACGTGTCCCATCACCATCTTCGGTTGCGTTTGGTGCATTGACGGATAATACAACGGGAACTGCTGTATTAACACAAAGTGCAATTTGGGATACATTAACAAGCTCAATGACTACATCTGGATCTATTGGAGAAAGATTAGCTAATGCATCTACTGTAGCTGTAACTGGACAACAGATTACAAATGCACTTGGTTAAAATACAATTGACTAAAATTTAATATCATTTAGAAATTATAAATAATATGGCACAAGTACCTTCAAAAGCTGATTCAAGAAACAATTTGTTAGCAAAAATAGCTACAAATACAGGTCACTTTCTGCCAGAAAAAGGCGATGGTGAATGGAATTTATTGTATAAAATAACAGCTAATACTGCGCTTGGTGGAGGTGGAGGCAGTGGAAATGGTGCTACAGGAGCCACTGGAGCCACGGGAAATCAAGGCGGCATAGGCAGCACTGGTGCTACGGGCGTTGCTGGAACCAACGGAACTGATGGAGCCACAGGATCGACTGGTGCTACAGGGGTAGCAGGAACAGACGGATCGACTGGCGCAACTGGAACCGCTGGAACAAACGGGGCAACAGGATCCACGGGCGTTGCTGGGAGTGATGGCGCGACTGGGGCAACGGGAATCCAAGGGTCAAGTGGAGTTACTGGATCTCAAGGTTCAACTGGAGCAACAGGATCTGTTGGTTCTTCTGGCGCAACAGGAGCCACAGGAATTTCTGGCATTGATGGGGCTACAGGTTCTACTGGAATACAAGGCAATGTAGGAGCAAGTGGAGCAACAGGCTTAAATGGCGCAGACGGAAGTACTGGCGCAACTGGTATTCAAGGTAATGTTGGTCCAACAGGAGCTACTGGTTTAGATGGAAGCACTGGTCCTACACCATGGACACTGCCAGCTACAGCATACAATAATGGATTTTCATATAATATTGGAGATGCTGTAACTTATCTTGGTGGTTATTATTATAGATCAGGCAATCCATTAAATCCAGGATTTCCCCCAACACCAGGTTCAATAAATGCGTCATGGACCCCAGTAGCAGATGGTGGAGCAACTGGTTTAGTTGGAGCTACTGGTTTAGCAGGAAATGATGGAGCAACAGGGGCAACTGGATCGACAGGAATTTCTGGCATTGATGGAGCGACTGGTTCCACGGGAGCAACAGGGATAGCTGGACTTGATGGATCGACTGGTGCTACTGGGGTTTCTGGAGCAGGTGGATCGACAGGTGCGACAGGAGTCTCTGGCGTTGATGGGGCGACTGGTAGCACGGGAGCAACGGGTTTAGTTGGATCAACTGGAGCTACAGGTCTAGAAGGGTCTACTGGTGCAACTGGTGCTGGCGCAACTGGCGCAACTGGTTTAGTTGGAGCTACAGGTTCAGCTGGACAATCTGCTACTTTTTATAATTATCAAGCTGATGCAAATCAAACAACGGGAGTTCCAACAACTGGACACTTATTCTGGAATAACGCATCACAGGTTTCAGCAACATCTATAACACTATCGCACATCGATGCGCTTGGTAACGACATTGATGTTTTCTTCCCGCTATTTAAAACTGGGGACACTTTTGTCATTCAAGATCAAAGTAACTCAAATAATTTCCAGACATGGGAAATTAGCGCAACACCAACAATTGTATTAAATAGTTACATTTCAATTCCATCAACATTGGTCACTTCTGCTGGAACAGGAACAACTGGGTTTGCTAATAACCACCAACTTATATTTGCAATAGTATCTAGTGGTTTAGTTGGTGCGACAGGATTGACTGGAGCAACTGGTTTAAATGGAGCCACAG